ATGCAGAGTCAATTACTGATTAACGGCGCGCTGGTGGAAGGCAAGGGCGAGCGCCTGCCCGTCTATAATCCCGCCACCGGTGAAGTGCTGATTGAGATTGCCGAAGCCAGCGCAGAGCAGGTAGATGAGGCGGTCAGCGCCGCCGACGCGGCGTTTACCCAGTGGCGTCTCACTACGCCTAAAGAACGCGCCGGGGCGCTGCTTAAGCTCGCGGACGTCATCGAGCAGAACGCGCAGACGTTCGCGCAGCTCGAATCCCAGAACTGCGGCAAACCGCTGCACTGCGTGGCGGGCGATGAGATCCCGGCGGTGGCCGACGTGTTTCGTTTCTTCGCGGGGGCCGTGCGCTGCTTAAACGGGCTTGCCGCAGGCGAATATCTGGCGGATCACACCTCGATGATCCGCCGCGACCCGGTGGGGGTGGTGGCGTCCATTGCGCCCTGGAACTACCCGCTGATGATGGCCGCCTGGAAGCTCGCGCCCGCATTGGCGGCGGGTAACTGTGTGGTGCTGAAGCCCTCGGAGATAACGCCGCTCACCGCGTTTAAGCTCGCGGAACTCGCAAAAGATATCTTCCCGGCAGGCGTGCTGAACGTATTGTTTGGCCGCGGCCAGACGGTCGGCGACCCGCTGACCGGCCATGAAAAAGTGCGCATGGTCTCGCTTACCGGCTCTATTGCTACCGGCGAGCACATCATCAGCCGCACCGCGTCGTCAATAAAGCGCACCCATATGGAGCTCGGCGGTAAAGCGCCGGTGGTGGTGTTTGACGACGCCGATCTCGACGCCGTGGTGGAGGGCATTCGCACGTTCGGCTTCTATAACGCGGGCCAGGACTGCACGGCGGCGTGCCGCATCTACGCGCAAAAAGGGATTTATGACCAGCTGGTGGAAAAACTCGGCGCGGCGGTCGGCAGCCTGAAAACGGGCGCGCCGGAAGATGAAAGCACCGAACTCGGGCCGCTTAGTTCCGAGACGCATCTGAATCGCGTCATCCAGGCGGTGGAGGGCGCGAAAGCGCTGGCGCATATCCGCGTGGTGACGGGCGGCGAGAAAGTCGACGGGCCGGGCTATTACTTCCAGCCGACGGTACTGGCAGGCGCGAAGCAGGAAGACGCGATTGTGCAGCGCGAAGTGTTCGGGCCGGTGGTCAGCGTCACGCCGTTTGACGATGAAGCCCAGGCGCTGGAATATGCCAACGACTCGCAATACGGGCTCGCGTCATCCGTCTGGACACGCGATGTCGGCCGTGCGCACCGCCTCAGCGCCCGGCTGCAATATGGCTGCACCTGGGTGAACACGCACTTTATGCTGGTCAGCGAAATGCCCCACGGCGGTCAGAAACTTTCCGGCTACGGCAAGGATATGTCGATGTACGGGCTTGAGGATTACACCGTGGTGCGGCATGTGATGATAAAACACTAGGAGGTGGTGAAGTGGTTGATTTGCTAAAGGATTACATGTCAGCCACTTTACCATGGGGCATCGGTGGGGCATTAAAGCCAAAGTTTTGGTTCAGTATGGCTACCTGGTCTCCGTTTTTATCGGACATCCACTTTGCATAGACGTTGAAAACCATCTGTGCATTTGTGTGCCCCATCTGATTTGCAATGAAGCTCGGATTCACTCCGGCACTTAGAGCCCAGCATGCAAATGTATGCCTGGATTCGTATGCTTTCCTATGCCTGATTCCGGCTCGCTTTAGCAGATGGTTCCATGAGGCTGCAATCGACCCTGGAATGTAGCATATGCTTTTGGTTGGATACCGTCCGGAAACTGATGGATTGAAAACAAATGTGCACTGGTCAGTCCTTGTTTTACCGTACTCCCTGAGGTGGACAGTAACGTCATGCTGTTTTTGCATTCTCGTATACTGCATCTGGTCCTTTATGGCCTCGATGGCTGCGCTGGTCAGAATGATTGTGCGGATTCCACTTTCAGTTTTTGGCGGTGTGAAGTGATCTGAAATAGCCAGGTTACGCTGCACCTTAATTGTCCAGTCTGTGGTATCGATATCCTCCCATGCCAGAGCGCATATCTCTCCATGCCTCATGCCGGTGCTAACGGCCAGTATCCATAGATTTCTTATCTGCGGGTGATTAGCCATTGCCAGCATCCTTACGAACTCATCCTTGCTTAGCGGATCTGGTTCAGACCTGGACTTTCTGAGAGGCTTCACATCTGAAATTACTTTCCCGCCGGTATATCCATTTTTCTCTGCAAACTTAAGCATCTCCAGCATAACCGCCATGTATCCGTTAACGGTTCTTACTGTTCGGCCTTTTTTGTGTGAGCGCTCCAGCGTTTTCCCTACAAGCTGGTAACCGGTCAAAAGCTCATGACGCAAAGAAAGCAGGTTCTCATGAGTAAGAGAAGAAACGGGCATCGTCTCATCCAGAATTCTAAGGCACATCTTTATGTAAGATGTGTATCTCATGTGGGTGTTCTTAGCCAAAACGGTTTCTTTTAGCGAAAGCCATTTATTGGCTAACTCCGCAATCGTCACCTCAGCTTTTGTGTCCTCATGTTGTGTAACCCGCGGCGAGTTAGGGAACTGCGATGCGTAATCAAAATTACCAGTCCTGATTGCATAGCAAACCGCTGTCCTTAACTCGCCAGCGGCTTTTCTGTTTTTCGGTGTATCAGGGACGCCGAGGTTTTCCCTTACCCTGGCACCCTTATAGATGAACCATATCCGCAGTGTTCCGCCGTGATTCTCCACTCCTGTTGGATACTTGGTCATAACGATTCCTCGTCAGTTAATAGGGAAGGGTATTTAAGCAGATTTCTGGCGGGGAATCGCTGGACGTTGACGCTCAACCCACGCATCGACTTCGTGCCGGTTGTAGAGGATAGGGGAGTTGTCCTTAGGCTGGCAGTCGCCGGAGTAGTGCCGGTACTCCCGGCCTTCAAGCCAGGATTTCTCTCGGGCGGATTTGATTGCATGCTTGCTAAGGCCGGTAATTGCAATCAGCAGTTCTTCGGATACCCATTTATTAGGCACCAGTTGGATAAGGTCGATCATAGTTATCTCCAGGCAAAAAGAAGCCCCGACTAGCGGGGCAATGACAACAATGGGATGCTTTCGCCGCCTCAATAAATCGTTGAGTTAGCGTTTATGGTGATGCGCACATTTCAGCCTATTGCAACTGCAAGGTGCTAAGTAATTAATTATTCGGTATTTACCCCTGCGTTAACGGCCTGCCGAATCGAAATTCCTTTCACAAACGTTAGAAGAGTTACCTCATTTTTTGAGGGGTTATTTTTAAATTTCATTTAAGGCAACATAAAGGCAAAAATTACTACCAGATGTAATAGTTGATTTATAAAAAACAGTCGTGCTAAGATTTTTTACGCGATCATGAATCAATGATAGAAAAATAAAAACAACGCAATAAGCAGTCAACCGTTTTATAGCTCTAAAGGTGTTATCATGTCTCAAGAACCAACTGCTGGCCAAGTATTCTGCGGGATTGTTCTTTTCTTTATTGCAGCACTTCCACTTGCAGGCATTGGCATTGCAATGCTAATAATGGCTCAAGGTATTGAGCGATGGTCAGGATTATTATTCATAGCTTTTGCTTTTGGTATTTGCCAAAGCATTTGGGGTAAACTGTCTGCTAAATAGTAAGCCATCTTTAAAAGCAGGATAATAATCCTGCTTTTTTACCACCTTACCATTCCCATAAATATCACGCCTAATTTCCTTTGCTTCTTTTTTAAACGCTTCCGTTACGAATGTTGCGCACTTTCTTTCCATAGAAAATCATTCCTTGCTCTTTCAAGGAGTCCTCTTCTGCTTATTTTTCTATTCGATTTATTCCTGACAACTCGCATACACCCTCCATCCCGCCTATTCATCTTCTTCTCATTCAATGGCTCATAACATATAACCGGTATCTCTTCTTTTTTTCTTCAAAAAGAAGCAAATCTTCCTCTTTAAGCACTTCGAATACAGCCTTCATCAAAGCACCTTGTGTTGATGAATTTCCGTTCCATACAACGTCTGGCAAGTAAACTCCTGTTGGCTGGCAATTCTTTGTCATACATGCCACATGGAAAACCTTCTCTTCTTCGTTGCTGCCCGTAAATCCACTCGGTCCAACACCGTCGTGTCTGGTAGGGCGATTGCCACAGAATGGGCATGGGTTCATTTGCTCTATTTTCATAAGCAATCCTTCTTTGTATTGCCGGTTAAAATATGAGCGTAACACATTGGCCTAGAATATGAACCGGTGAAAGTTGTTAAAGATATGAAATCAAAAGGAAATTGACGCCTTCGTCAGTCTTGTATATCCGACTTCACTCCTTCTTGCCCGACGGTGTGGCGAGCATGGCGGCGCGGCAGGCTTTATGAATGGCCACCATTGCGTTGTCGCTGCCTGTTGTTGGAGTACAGAAAAGTGAGTAGATTTCTTTCATCCTTTCTACATCAGGCACAACCTGCGCGGGCGGTGCTGTGTAGAGCGGAATGCGGCTTTCATCACCATCTTTGCACCCATAAACATTCATGGATACTTGCCCATACCATAAAAACGGTTTGGGTGTCACAACTGGATCCGCCCGCTCCCGCAGCGCCAGCAGTTCGGCAACCGCATCAGCAGCGCGTACAAACATTTCATGATTTTCTTTGTCTTCTACAGGGTCGTAATAACCCTGCCAGCGTTTCAACTCATCGCGCAGCTCACTGAGTTCTTGGCTTATTTCGCTCACGCTTCACCCCACTCAACCCACGCATTGTCACCGTCACCGTGTGTTTTAATTTCCCCCTTGTGCCCGCACTTCGCGCACACAACCTCATCGCCCGCCCACAGCTCGTCAGGCGACACAGACCATCCGGTTACCCGCGCCTTCTCGTGTCCGCATTTTGGACAATTATCGAGCCACCCAACCTTTACACCGCGCCCTAAACGAATGCCCATCACTCACTCCCCTGTCTCAAGATTGATGCCCGCTGATTTCAGTTTTGCTGTGTCAGTCATGCGGCACGCTCGTGCTTCTGCTTGTTGTACACAGCCCAGCTAATCGCATCGAGTTTGTCGCGTCCCGCTTTATCGTACATGTGGATACCATCACTAGCGGCGTGCTCTTTCTTAACCTGCTCTTCAAGCTGAGATAGCTGATCGTATGAAAGCGTTGCGAGCTTAAGACGATTCCAACCAAAGTTTCGTATTCTGCTCATGCGGCACCGCCTTCGATTGCCTCTGGCAACTTGGCGTAATGCGTTACACCCTTCAGGCTGTTGATTGAACGTGAGTGATCAGCAACCCAGATTTTGTGAATGTTGGTATCGCCGGGCGCGCAGAAGTTGTATTCCATCCACTTTGCTGAGCAGTATTGCGGCCCAACGTCAGTTTCGTATCGCACCCAATAACGGCCAAATTCAGGAGGCTCGCTACCCTTAATCCAGACCTGCGCTCTTACTTCTCGCAGGAATGCGTCGGTGGCGGGGCAGATTGTTTTGAGTTGCGCCTCACAGTCATCGATAGAGTCGTGGAAAATCTCTCCATGCTCCTCAAACAATCGGTCATCTGTTGCATTGGCCCAGCCCTTAGCTAAATCCTTCAGCGCCGCATTCTCCGCAGCCAACTGCTCGCACTGCTTCGTCTTTTCGCGCAGCGCCGCGGTGGTAACGTCCAGTTGCGCCGCCATCTTGCTCAGCAGCTTCGCGATATCAATCAGCGGTGTATTGCTGTCGAGGCACTTCGCCAGCTCATGGCCGGCTGCGATTAATTCGTCGTTGTTCATTTCTTCGCTCCAAACCAGCGATTCAGATAGCGGTTGTTATTCACAGAGCCGAAGCTGTTGCGCTTCATCAATTCTTCGCGGCTCGGCATCGGAGTGTGTTTGCGGTCAGACTTACCGCCGACGGTTACGGTTAAATAATTTGCCTGGTCTCTGGACATGGTTAACTCCTTAATCGCTACGAACGTGACCGTATCGACCGAGGAAGCGGCGCATACGGTTATCTGTTTCTTCAGGGCGGCGCGGGCCTGTGGTGACGAATCCCGGCATAAACGATGCCGCGAGGTTGTCGTCCCACAGCTGCCGGTCGGCCAGCGCATCAGCCTGGCGGGTCATGCGAGCTTCCTTGCTCTCGGTTTCGTACTGCTTTCCTATGGTCTCTTGCAGGTGTGCTTTGATGCGAGCCAGCACCTCTTCTTTGGTGCCTGAGCGTTTTGGCGGGCGTGCGTATCCCGCCCCGGGAAGAGGTGATGACATATTGATGGCCTTATTTGGTTAAATCAGAAGTTGAGGGAGTGGTTAAAAGGGAATGTCATCGTCGAAGTCCATCGGCGGCGCTTCCTGTGCTGGCCGAGGCTGCGCCTGCTGCCGACGTTGAGATGGCTGTGCCGGCGATGATTCCTGAGCTTGCGATCCTCGCGGCGGCAGGTCGATATCTCGCACGAGAATCGTCGGCGTTTGCGCCTGCGTACCATCATTGCGCGTCCATTCTTCAATCAGGAATTCACCAGACACGGTGACCTTTGCGCCTTTGACCACAGAGGCGGAAAGCTTTTCAGCCATCGCGCCAAACATCTTGCAGTTAAGCCATGAGGTTTTTTCGTTATCCCCAAAACCTGACTTGGCCGGGAGTGAAAAGTTTGCGATATGCTTCCCGTTTGGAGTGACGCGCAGGACAGCATCCTTTCCAACATTGCCTGAGATGGTGATTACGTTAATTGCCATTTATGCCGCCTGTTTCAGTTCTTTGATTCGGATGCCGGTTACGTCTTTGCACCTAGCCTGGTGCTCAGGGAAGCCGTTAAGGCGCGTCCATGTTGATGCATACTGCTCCTGCAATTTCTTGGCGTCGTTCTCCGCGCCTACATACTGAGTAAACTCAGCCAGAATGGTGTCAGCATCAGCAGGCTGGATGTGGTGAACCTCCGCGTCAGCATCAATCGCCGTCTCTTCTGTCGGAATGCAGAACGCCTGAAATGCTGCGTATTTATAGGCAATAGACATTGCCTTGTTCGTGGCCTTGTCGCCGCTATCCATCGCTTCGCCGTATGTCACAACCGTGTGAACACTGCCGTCTTTTGTGCTCACAAAGTCGAACTCTGCTTTAACCACCACATAGAACAGTACGGTGCCTTTTGGGGTAGTGCGCTCGGTTACGGTGCGTTCAGTGATGCGGGGGAGGATAAGGAGTCCGTGATTAACCAGCGCCGGCGCCAGTGCGTTATAAACCTGGTCGATGCCGCGAAACTTGAAGTTTTGCTGCGTGTTCGTCCTGTTCTTGCTGATGCCGGTAGCCGCCATTTCCTTGGCTACTGCGCTGATTGCCTGATAAACAAGCTTCTCTGTCATGAGTAATTCCCCGCGAACTCTTGCCACGTAATAGGCTGATTCATGCGCTCAGCCGCCAGGTTAATTTGCTGCTCAACCTCTTCTTCAATTTCAGGAGAGATGAGCGCGATAAAGTCGTCGTCTTCTAATTCATGCAGCATGTTTTTTGTTCCAGTCGTCGTCCTGAATATCATTCCATCCCATCGCGATTTCCCACGCCCATTCATAGGCTGAGTGGCGTCCGTCAACCGTATCCGGGAATGCAGCTTCATAGAGCTTGTTAAACTCGCGATTACCTTGTTGAACCAGAATGGTTCCGTTAACAGGCAAAATATTCATAACTTGGCACTCCGGGTTGAGAGAGGATGTCGGCCAGCTTTTTCCAGCCAGTGCGTAACTTGCGCGTTATGCGATCGAGTAGCGATTCATTGAGTTGAGCGGCACCCAAGACGGCACCGCCCGCGATAGCAAATGTCATCGTGGGATTCCTTATGTTTGAATGATTGGCATAGGGAAAACGCCTCGAATGAAGCGCTGTTGATATGCAGGCGAAAAAAAGCCGCGCTTAGGCGGCTATCTGTAATGGGAGAAAACCCAAACTTTAACGTCTGGCTTCTCGATTCTGAACTGCGCTGAAATGAGGTTAGCAATGAGCTCCTTTTCAAGTTCTGATATGTCAGGCGATACTGGCTCGTTGAAGTGTTCGTAATTCTGCGTTTTAGCCAGTACACGACCAATGAATGTGTAATTACCATTCATTCCATCATCAATTACGCACAAGCCGTTGTGGTGATGAACGCCTTTAAAGGCGCTATCAAGATAAGGTTCAAGATTTTCTAATGCTGCGTCATCATCGCATTCGCGAAAAGGCAATTTTACGCCGCAAAGTACATAGGTATTAACCTGCACACTCATTATTTCCTCCAGGCGAAAAAAAGCCCTCCGGAGAGGGCGAACAACTTCAGGGGATGATGCGGATTGCATCAGATAACCGACCTGTGGGATCGGCTATCGGCTGCTATTAAGAAAACTAAACCTCAACTGCTTTCAATGCCGACGCTCTCGGGTAGTACATTTTCGGTTTAGCCTTTGAGCCTTCCGGTGGGTTAACGCTGACCGCATACTGCGTGATTTTTCCGTCGCGGATATAAACCCCCATTACCGTCCCATTTTTCTTTTTCCAGCTTCCATTCGCCTGGCTTATCCATGTAACCATGTCGCCTTTCTTAAACGCCATATCTCACCTCAGTCGTAATAAGCAGGAATCGATTTGCCGCGCATTTTCTGGTGCGCGTTAATCAAGTGGGTAGGGTGGTTAACCGGCTTCTTGTATGCCGGGTTACGCTTGCGTTCGGTTACTTCCGGTTCCCTGTAATCGCGGAGAGCTACGAGCGAAGTGGATCGGTCAACGCGACTTGCATGCTTGCGTGATTCTTCCTGAGAAGCGTCAGGAGCCTCGCAACCTAAAATTGAGTCGATGATATTGCCGATAGCGTCACGCTCGATAGCGAGCTTTCTGCGCCGCTCATGACGGCGAGTTTTAGCGTTACCAGCTGATACTGAAGAACCGTATTGGATAACCGTCATGGCTTTGTCCTCGTGTGAAATGGCTTTGGTGGTGCAGGCAGTCAGGCGGCTAACCCTGACCACGTACTCATTGCCGAGCGCCTCCGCCGAAGAGGTTGGCTTCTGCCCGCACCCCAAACCCCATCTCGTTTGGTATCTGTTCGCGCTTTGTCAGCGCACCGTCGAAGTTAAAGAGCGATGCCAATCTGTTCCGTTTGGCTACCAGCGTCCTGCTGATGGACTAAAGATACAGATAAAACTGTAATAACGTCAACAGATAAAACTGTAAAATTTGTAGATTGAAACAGATGTGGTTGTTTTTGAAGGTAAAAAAATTTGTTGAGGTTTCATGCTCGTACTGGTTGTGTAGAATTAACTCACTCAGGTCTCAAAGGTTCAGCATGTTATGGATATCAATGAGTGGTTAGAAAAACTACGTTGGCTGTCGGCAGACCAGAAGGTGCAGGTGCATTTTGAATTGCAAGAGCAGATCAAGGCGCATTACAAGCTGATGGCTGAGGGCGATCATCTTGAAAGAGCGATACAACTGTGCGAACAGTCAGTAGCATTCGCGCCGCTGGCTTTTAAGGCTTTGAAAGAAAAGTGGGAAATGGATTTCCCTGGGCAGGAGTTCTTTGTTCCAGCTCACCACGGATACCGACAGCTAATAACGATTATGAAGAAGCGAAAGGATATGAGTAGGGTAAAAGAGCTTCAGGCTAAGCGAGATGCCGAGGGGTGGGCTGAATAGGCAATAAAAAACCCGGCGCGGTGGCCGGGTTGAGATTAAAGTAGGCTAACTAGATATTTCAGCTCTCTTTTGTATCTCTCTGCTGAGCTGTTAACTTGCAATCTTTTACCTTCTACCGAGTGGAATGCACCTACACGCAATTCGGCAATAGGTATTCCCTTTGCTCCACTAATACGCCCAGTAGACATAAAATCATCGGTTATAGCAAAAGAATCTCTTGGGTCGTCAAAGTCAAAAAGGTGTGGATATTTTTCTGCAACTGAAAGTGCTCTCTCAATGTACATCCGTGAAGCACTATCAGGTGTAAATTTCTTCTGGCTCTTTGCACCTGCCATAGTCATTACGATGGCTGCTACTTTTGGTGCTTTCCTTCCTCCAGCCCTCTCATTCCAGATCTGGAAATCTTTCCCTTTGTTAGAAAGTAAGTCCAAAGTTAATTTCAGCGACTCAATAGAGTGTTCATCGACGCGTACAGGAATGATCACGGCATCTGCCGCACACCATGATAGGTGAGTACCACCCGCATAGAATGGGCTAGTGTCCATTAGTACTTTATCTAAACCTTTCTCTTTCTTTTCTTTAGATAGAACTTTATCTAGAATTTCCAATAGGTTATTTACGGCGGTTGTGTTGTTTTGCGAGTTTGCTATCTGCAATTGCTGGTATAAAGTTGAAGGGAACGCGAATAACTCAGCGCTTCCTGGGATGACATAAGATAGTTTCCCTCCTTTAAATGAGTCGCAATGGTTGCTTACCTTATATGAAATGTCATCAGGAACATCACCAAAGGCAGCACCTAAAAGTGCAGGCTGAAGCGCATCGAGAACAGTAACTTTATAATCGTGTCCACGTAGTAAATTCTCCGTCAAATTTGTCTGCGCGCACAGATCTGCAACTAAAAGAGAGTTTTTACGTGAGATTTCATAAGCTAAGTTGAATGAAAGAGTGGATTTTCCAACTCCACCTCGTAATGTGGTTACTGCGTAATTGTTATACTTCAGCTCACCAGTTGAAATATATCCCTCTTCAACAACCTTTGAATGATTATCTAAAATCTTTTGAATATCTGATGCCATAAACACCTCGCTATAATCAGTGAATAAAAAATAGCATGCAGGAGGTGCAGGAGCAACAGAAAAATGCAGGAGGTGCAGGAGTCGCGAAAGTAAGCAGGTGATGCAGGAATAGCAAAAATGTGCAGGTATTGCTGGCGGTGTTTTTCAATTACAAAAAAGGCCGCATCTCTGCGACCCCTCTCTTATCCGAAATATCACCCAAACGTCTCTTCAGGCCACTGCGCCTTAACTACCTTGCCTATGATGCTGACTATCTCTTCCGGCGATAAATCCGGTGTTCAACCATCGTCCCGATAATCTGGATGTGGCGATCAATGCTTCGCATTACAGGATAATCGTCGTTAAGCGGTATCAATTCAAAGTGCTGCCTGCCATCTTCTGCAAGAGTGGTTGGGCGGTATTTCTTGAATGTGGCCTCGTGTTCGCCATTTTTCGCAACCACAAACTCTCCAGGGGCTGGTTCGATTTCCGGGTCCACGATTATCACATCGCCAGCCTTAAAATCAGGCTCCATAGAATCGCCAACAATCTTTAGAGCAAAGGTGTATTGCGACCAGTCCATGTCAGTCATGACGTACTCGCAAGATCCATCAAGGGCCTCTATAGGTCCTTTAGTTGCCATTTCGCCAGCTTGTACATAGCTGATCAATGGAATCCTCCTTGTGTTCACCTCGCTAACAGGCTGGAAGTTGCCACCATTAACCAGCCATGACGGGTCACAGCGAAGAGATTCAGCAATACCAACAATGTTCCGGGGCTTTAATGTCTTTCCTTCTTCAATACTCGCCCAAGACTGCTGCCTGATTCCAGCTTTTTCTGCTGCTTCAGTTTGAGTCAAACCCAGCTCAATTCTTCTTTGTTTTACCCGTTCTGCAAGGCTCATAGCTTCCTCTCCATTTCCTCACATCGTCACAGTTAAAGCTGTATTTGACAAACAGAAGTAACTGTTAGACAATACAGATAAAACTGTGGAGGTGAGTAATGAATACAATTTCCGAACGCCTCAAACAGAAGCGCATGGAGTTGAATCTGACACAGGCGCAATTAGCTGAGAAAGCTGGGATGAAGCAGCAATCAATACAGCAAATTGAAGCAGGTTCTACGCAACGTCCGCGCTTCCTGTTTGAGCTTGCCGCAGCTCTCCAGTGCGACCCGCTCTGGTTACTGTACGGCAAGAAACGCGGCTCCAGGGCCGCCTAAGAAGTACCCGCTCTTTACCAATCTGAACCGCCGACAACGCGGTAATTCATTCAAGTGGCAGACCCCACGGTCTGCGCACGTATCTATCTAAACAACAAAGGAAGAGTACCGAATGGAACTTACAAGCACACGCAAGAGAGCCAACGCAATTACCAGCAACATTTTCAACCGCATTGCTATTCGCGGTCAGAGAAATATCGCATCGCAGCTGGGCGTTGATGAGTCGCAAATTACCCGTTGGAAATCCAGCATGATCCCGAAGATGTCGATGCTGTTGGCAATTCTGGAATGGGGAGTTGAAGACGAGGAATTATCGAGTCTTGCAAAGCAGGTAGCACTGCTTCTCACAAAAGATAAAGCCCCGATGAGCGGTAACTCATTCGAGGCTTAAGAACACTGTGTTACGCCGAGTAACAGGAGTAATTATGTCAAAAACACTCAGTCCTGACCAGGGCAAATTACACAAAAACATTATTCGTGATCGCTACCTGTCCGGTTTTAAGCAGCCTGGTCGATTCCGGGCTGAGTGGGAACGGGTGAAAAAATTATTCAGAGGTAAAGGTCATGAGTAATCTCGCAACAGTAACTCAGTTAAGGCCTGTAGAGCGGCCTGCGGAGCGTCGCGTGGCAGAACTTGAAGATGGATATACCCGTCTTGCAAATGCCCTGTATGACGAGCTTATCGGCGCAGATTTAACGAAGAACCAGAGCAAGGTTGCTCATGCCATTTGTCGCAAAACATACGGCTTTGGTAAGAAAATGGACCGCATCTCCGACAGCCAATTAGCTCAACTTACCCGGCTGCCAAGACAGAAAGTCAACAAGGCCAAAAATGAGCTGATCGCAATGAAAGTTATCAAGCGTGACGGGCACTTAATCGGGCCGAACAAGGAAATCAGTGAGTGGCAAATCGAAGGGTGTCACTACTCTGGTGATAATGTCACTGCAATGGTGACAAATAGTGTCACCAAAACGGTGACAGCGCTGTCACCAAAACAGAGTCACACAAAAGAAAATATTACAAAAGAAAAGAAAGAAACTACCCCCTTACCCCCTGAAGGGGGAGACGGGCAGGTTTCTAAACCTGAAAAGCGAAAAGCAGATCGCATCGACTACCAGGCATTCCTGCTGGCCTACAACGAAGAGGTCGGCGAGATGCTTCCCCACGCTGTGGAGCTGAATGATTCCCGCAAGCGCCGCCTGAAGAAATTAATCCCGCAACTGAAGACCCCGAATGCAGACGGCTGGCGCGCTTACGTGCGGGCTTTCGTGCATCAGGCCAAGCCGTTTTACTTCGGTGAGAATGACTCTGGCTGGTTGGCAGATATCGATTACCTGCTGCGAGACTCCACCCTGACAGGCGTTCGCGAAGGCAAGTTTGCAGGCAAGGAGATGGCATGAGACAGGATATCGAGGCGAGCGTGATTGGCGGCCTGATGATTGGCGGATTGACGCCGATGGCGAGCGAGGTTCTTGCGACGCTTGAGCCTGAGTCGTTCACCATCCCGCTCTACCAGAAAGCCTTTCGCGTTATCCAGAAGCAAGCCCGCAACCGGAACCTCATCGACATGCTCATGGTGGCGGAAGAGTGCGGCGACGAACATTTCGGCGACATTATCGAGACAGCAAAGTCATGCCCCAGCGCGGCGAACCTGAAAGGGTACGCGGGAATGGTCGCGGACAACCATCACCGGCGGCTGGTTTTGCAGCTGATGGATGAGATGCGAGGCCCAATTCAGAGCGGAACCATCGACGCATCAGGTCAGGCAATGGACGAGCTGGTTAAGCGCCTTTCGGCCATCCGCAAACCGCGCGACGAAGTAAGGCCTGTTCATCTGGCTGAGGTTATCAACGAATACGCAGACGTGCTGGAGAAACGCCAGTGCAACGGGGAAGAGTCGGACACGCTGAAGACCGGGATTTATGAGCTGGATGCAATCACCGGCGGCATGAACGCGCAGGACCTGGTAATTATCGCGGCCCGCCCCGGGTGCGGTAAAACAGAGCTGGCGCTGAAGATTGCCGAAGGTGTTGCAAGCCGTCCGATGCCGAGATCAGACCAGAATCGCGGTGTGCTGATTTTCAGCATGGAGATGAGCAACCTCCAGATTGCAGAGCGTAGCATCGCCGGAGCCGGGATGTTGCCGGTAAACGCGCTACGTAACCCTGCGAGACTCGACGATGAAGGCTGGGCCCGAATTTCTAACGGCATTTCAGCTCTCATTGGTCTGGATGTGTGGCTGGTTGATGCGTCGAGCCTGACTATCGAGCAAATCCGCTCCATCGCAGAACGCCATAAGCAGGACCACCCAAACCTTTCGCTGATTATGGCTGACTACCTCGGGCTGATTAAGAAGCCAAAGGCAGAGCGTAACGACCTGGCGATCGCGCACATATCCGGAGGCATGAAGGCAATGGCAAAGGACCTGCGAACGCCGGTTATCTGCCTTAGCCAGCTTTCACGTGATGTGGAAAAACGCCCCAATAAACGCCCAAACAACTCTGACCTTCGCGACTCAGGCAGCATCGAGCAGGACGCCGACTCAATCATCATGCTCTACCGCGAGGCAGTGTATGACGAGAACAGCCCGGCAGCACCATTCGCAGAAATCATCGTCACCAAAAACCGCTTCGGCTCACTCGGCACCGTGTATCAGCGATTTGTGCATGGTCACTTCACTTCATGCGACCAGGACGAAGCCCGCCAGAAATGCACGCAGGCCGCCGCGCCTAAACAGAAGGGCCAGCGTTACGCGCTGCCTGACGTCTAACCAAACATCACAAGGATTAGCCATGAGCACTATTAGCAATGAGCGTTTAGAAAAGCTGTCCGAATACGACTGTGCGGACAGGTATGAGGTTATGTCGATGGCGACCGAGCTTCTGGCGCTGCGCAAAGAGCGGGAGAAGGTGGAGCCTGTTGGTTATCGCAAGCTATTTACCTGTTCATCATGTGGCGCAGAAGGTTTAGATGAGCCGTTAGAGTCCCGTTGCCATTGCAACGGAGACGGCGCGCGCTGGATTGAGGGTCGGCTATACACCGCACCGCCCGCGCCTGGCGCTGATGACGACTCTCTGCCGTATGACCCACAGATTGCTGAGTATGAGCAAATGATGGAAGCCGAGCAGGCACAAGCCGACACCACATCGCAGCAGTTCGAATCGCTGGCATCAGTCAAGCAACCATCAAGCAATTTGGCCGCGACGGGCAAGGCTTCACGTGATTCAGACGCCAATAGTTCGCATGATAGTCAAACAACCATCAAGCAATCTGATGGCTGGATTCCATGCAGCGAACGGATGCCGGGAATCGGTGAGGCGGTGCTAATGCGTATCTCATGCAGTGACCACTTTAATATCGAGAGCGGAAGATACAAAGGTGACGGACTGTGGCTTGGCTGTTGGTTTTCCATACGTGGAAAAAAAGAAAGCCCATATCAAGTTGCGCACTGGATGCCTATCCCAGCGGCACCTGAGCCATGCAAATAACCCGCGACGACATTCAGGTAATATCTGCCTATATCGGCACCCCTCGCTTCATCGACATCGAAACACTCACTAAACAATATCTCAATTCCAGCCTGCTTATAGCCCTTGAGGCCATTAGTCGTGCGAGGTATTGAGCGGAGAATCATCATGAAAACGATACGAGCCAAAATTCTCGCCATCATGCAGGCAGGGAAGGTTATGACCACGACCGAGATAGCTGGCCGGACAGGAAATACGATTGAGGCTGTGCGCAGCGTACTTAATCGCATGAAGCGCGACGGAGAGCTTACCGGAACAAGCCAGAACCCCAAGCGCTGGCGTCTGGTCGATTCCGTTAACCACAGAGCGGAACTTATCGCATGCGTAAAAGAGCATGGAGCCGTTACGGCGACTCAGGCCAGCGAAATCACCGGGCTATCTCCTGTGTACTGCATCAACACCATGCGGGTGCTGGAGATGAACGGTGAACTGACACGGAAATCAGTTCGCGCATTGTTATCAGATGGCCGCAAGACGCGGTGCTACGAGTATTACCCGGCACCTGAACGTAAGCCGATTAACCAGTGCGCGCAGATAAGTCCGTTTGCAAAACTAATCACCTCACGAATCGGAGCCTGATATGAGCATCATAATGCTGGTCTTCATCGGCCTGTGCTTCTTGTTCGCGGCCATCGTTAAGCAGGACGGCCTGATGTTCACTGACGCGCTGATTCTGCTGTGCAGCGCATTCGTGTTGGCTAAAGAGGAGAAGCGCCGTGGATAAGAGCAGAGAGCAGTTTCAATCATGGTGGGAAGAGTGGTTCGGCGAAGCGCCGTTAACACCATGGAATGAGTTGTGGTGTGGTGATGGATATTCTGCGGAAGATATCGACCATATGTGGGAGGCATGGCAGGCATCCCGCGCGGCGGTAGAGATTGAGCTGCCGAAGGGGGTGACAACCAGAGAGGCGTTAGATGCCGGTTACATGGGCGACTACGCAGCAGGAATGGATGATGGCATTGAAGGCTGTGCAAATGCCATCCGCGCAGCTGGGTTCAAGGTTAAGGGAGAGTGATGAGTGCATCAGTTTTTGTCGTAAGCATCCGGGGCCTTGAGGGTGAAATGGAAGCAGTGGCTGCATTCACCACATATAAAAAAGCGAATAAATATCTGAAGAGCAAAGGAATAACTTCATGGGCAATTGAAGAGCTTAAACTTGACGAGGAATGCCATGAGGAAACAAACGTTTGAAATCCGCACCCCGCTAGTCCAGCAAAACGCCATCCGCACCATTCAACAGCTTTACCCCGACCCCGAAAGACCTCTCATCGTGACCATTCAGGAAAAGACGCGCTCAGTAGAGCAGAACAAGCGTCTTTGGGCGACCCTGCGCGATGTGTCTGAACAGGTCGTCTGGCATGGCATGAGGCTCGATAGCGAAGACTGGAAACACATCTTCACCGCGGCGCTTAAAGGTCAGCGCTCAGCGCCGGGCATCAACGGCGGCTTTGTCGTTCTCGGGCAGTCGACCAGCAAGATGCGCGTTAGCGAATTCAGCGAGCTTTTAGAGCTGATTTACGCGTTCGGCGCAGAGAGAGGCGTCAGGTGGAGTGAAGACTCTCAGGAAGCGATTGAGTGGTCCAGGCGCACAGGAAGAAGGGTGGCAGCATGAGACGACAGCGACGAAGTATCACCGACATAGTCTGCGAAAACTGCGTCTACCGCGTTACCCACCGAAAGAAACGAAAGCCAGAAGTATCTCCGTCCGACATAAAAACCTTTGCGTATACCTCTCACCTTCACGATGTGATGTGGGAACGCCTGCGCGCCAGGAGGAAAAGCAATGCCTAGAGTCCGCAAATACCGACACAAGCACAAGCCCGCCGGGAAGACCAGATACCAAATCAGCGATGACCGCTACGTAAAGCCGCATGTAGACACGGTGAAATACGCCAGCTTCTTCCTGATGTGCCTGTTCATCCTGACATGGATGGTTACCACCCCAGCCTGACAAGGAAAATTCGATGAGTGACATAGAGGATTACCAGGAACGACTTGATGACCTTCTTGCTGATGCTGTTGGCGAAGAAATTGACCCGATGTATCTCCTTCTTAGCGCGGCGCTGGCTTACCTGGAAGAAGAACTTCGTGACGAAGATGATCAAACCATGGCGGTAGATTTTGGTGGCGTAACGGTCGTCATCAGTCTCCAGCCATCTGAAGAGGCGAGGCTGCACTGATGGACTATTCAAAGTTAAGTGATTTAGAAATTAACAATTTGGTAGATGGCCATATCTACAAAGACCCGTCCGAGGTTCCAGATACCGACTACTGCAATAACCCCGCCGACGCATGGCCGATTATTGTCGCAAATTTCATATCTCTTCAGTTTATGCATGGCAATTGGATGGCGTCAGTAAATCCTTCTCAAGAGGCCGGATATCGTTCGGCATGTTTTATCGAGAAAAAGAAACCACTCCGCGCTGCGATGATTGTCTTCCTCATGATGCAGGAAAGCCAACATGCTTAACCCCATCCAAACCCAAACCTACGAGCAGCAGAGCATAGCCAGAGCTCTCTGCGCAGGATGCAGCAAGCAACTGGATCCGGATGAAACCTACGCATGCGGCGAGTGCATCAACGAATGGCTTGTATATCGAGACCCGAATAATTTTGTGGCGGAGGGTAATGATGACGTGCCTTTATGACATTTTACTAAAACTTTCCATGTTTGCGGCAGAAAGGCTCTACAAGGAAAAGGTCGAACAAGTTGATGTTTGGCTGAGGAGCGGGCGACAGGTGTGCCTGATGACAAGGGATAGCGCTGACCAGCTAAAGCGGGTTTCCGAAAACCTCAGAGACGCCTGGACGCCACAGCAAGTTGACGAGCTGAAGGCTGCGATTAAAAAAATCAGAGAGGAGGAAGCTAATGGCTAAATCACCTCGCAGGCGCTGTAAAAACGAAGAGTGCAGAGAGTGGTTCCACCCGGCATTCGCCAATCAGTGGTGGTGTGGGCCCGAGTGCGGCGCAAAGATAGCGCTGGAGCGACGAAGCAGGGAGCGCGACAAATCACTCAAAGCAGCAGAGAAGAAGAAACGAAGAGAAGAGCAGCAGCAGAAAGACAGACTCAAGATTCGAAAGCTCGCCTTAAAGCCCCGCAGTTACTGGATTAAACAAGCCCAACAAGCAGTTAACGCCTTCATCAGAGAAAGAGACCGCGACCTGCCATGCATCTCGTGCGGAACTTTCATGTCCGCTCAGTGGGATGCCGGTCACTACCGGTCAACTGCTGCGGCTCCTCAGCTTCGTTTTGATGAACGCAATATCCATAAGCAGTGCGTCGTGTGCAATCAGCACAAGAGCGGCAACCTCGTGCCGTACCGTGCAGAGCTTATCCGGCGCATTGGGCTGGCAGCAGTCGAGGCTATCGAATCAAACCACAGCCGCCACCGCTGGACTATCGAAGAGTGCAAAGCGATTAAGGCGGAATATCAGCAGAAGCTAAAAGACCTGCGCAACAGCCGGGAGGAGGCAGCATGAGCAGAATCCAGTACCCAATGACCACAGCCGCAGTTTTCGATGACATCGTTTATCCGGTCAGCTTCAGCGGGCCCGAGTCAATTCAGAAGGAAATAGACGGCGCAGTTAACTGGTTCTGCCGGTGGTGCAATGAAGAGCGCGCGGTCGTCAGGTCAAAGATGCTGGTCAGTTGTTGGGGCGCATACCTGAATCATGACCAAGTTATGTCGGAGGCCGCATGAGCGAAGTAAGCAGAGAGGTCTGTGAGGAATATCTCGATGCGTTAGTGACGGTGGAGTTGGCCGCAAAGTTCGCGCAGAAGGACGGACGCAAAATCAACGCGGCCATACGCGCAACGGTGAGTGCATTGCTGCCACGGCTTAGCGACCGGAAAGTCAGGGGGATATTCACCGGCTTGGCGCGTCAGCCATTCCCGGACGGCGCGCTGAAGATGCTGCGCAGGCAGCTCGATTCAATGGTAGGGGAGCCAGTATGAGCACAGTAACCCATATCTCATCAGCGCATCAGCGCCAGAAAGACCGCGAGATGCTCGAAGATATCGACAATGCGCTGAAGACCAACGATGAGACGCGCAAGCGACTGGAAGCAATGCGCCGAGAAGTTATCAATCGTCTCGGACTCAATAAGCCTGATGGGGGAAGCGCAGCATGAACCTGGAAAACTCAATCAAATATCACTTTCCAAAATCCACGCTTATAAGCGACTCCCCGAGAGCCACGGCATCAGACGCATTGACCGGCACTGATGTCATGGCAGCGCAGGGAATGGTACAGAATCGCGCGCAGATGGGCTTTGCGGCATTTATGGGGAAAATGGGTGTCAGCAGCAATGACCGTGAGAAAGCTATTGAACTGCTGACCCTGTATGCAATTGAGCGGTGCGATAAGGTTGCCGCCTTACGCAAGCTCGAAAGTGATATTAAGCCAAAGGTAATGCAAGCGCTCGCAACTTATGCCTTTGAGGACTACTCACGCAACCCCGGGAGCACCCGGCAGTGTGAATGCTGCAATGGCGCAGGCTTCATTCATGCGGAAGTCGTGACCATGAAGCACATTGGCAGACCGAATCTCGCGGCCAGAAGGGAGCAGGTGAAAGTGCTGTGCCAGAAGTGCAAAGGGAAGGGTGTTGTCTCGACCGCGTGCTCTGACTGCAAGGGGCGAGGGAAGGCGATAAATCAGGAGGAGACGGAAAAGCAGGGCGTTCCTGTGATATCTGACTGCAAACGCTGCGGCGGCGTCGGCTATCCTCGTTTGCCCTCTACCGAGGCGTTTGCGGCGGTATGTCAAATCACTGATGCCATCTCGCTCGATACGTGGAAGAAGTCAGTCAAGCCTTTCTACGACGGTCTTATCATCAAGTTTGAGGTGGAAGAATCGTGGGCTGACGCACAGTTACGAGAAGTCACCAGGTAAAAACCGAAAATAGCGCATTAATTTATCGTGCGCTATTTACTTTTCCCGAACCTGCGGATATGATTTCTAACAGTGGAAGTTGCGCACGTTGTTAAGCGCTCAAAGAAACATGAAGCCCCTGAGTTTATCGCTCCGGGGCTTTTGTTTTATTGGTCAGATTCTTTCAGGTGCTTCGCCAGCATGTTGAGTGCTGTAGTCACCACATGAGATTGCGGCGCGCCCATCTGATCTGACAGTTGCTCAAGTAGCGCGATGGTATCAGTGTGAAGCTTAATGCCTTTAACCTTCATACCGCGCTTCTCATCGCTACGCTTCTGAATGTCTGATATTGACTGTGCCATGCTCCAACCTTATATTTTGAGTTATGGGTTGGAGGGGATTTCTCCCCTCCGCCTGACTGTCTTAGTAAGCTGGCCAGCTAATCACTAAGAGAACAATCAGGATGATGATTAACTTCATCATAACCCGTTCCTCGCTAGCCCCTGCTTCGGTAGGGGCTTTCCCGTTTCAGCGTCTTGCTGATGGAATAAATTATAGGTTAACCTATATCATCAGGCAAGCACTATTTTGCTAAAACCAGCAAATAATCAAATTATTAGGCTCGCTTCGGCGGGCCTTTTTCGTATTAGGCCACAGGCAATCAATCACAGATGAACCCTCGCATCCGATGCCTCGCTGGCCTTTCCTAACTACACCACAGCACCCCCTAAACGGAGGTGTGAGAAATGCTACGTATGAATACCAACAACGGATTCTGGTCGTATTTGTGGTCCGCAATCACAGGTTTTCTGACCATGCTTACATTGCAGGATGTGCTCTTTGCATTTGGTGCTGTGGTCTCTGCGTTATTTGCGTGGCTGACGTACCGCTCGAACGACAGAAAGAACAAAGCAGCGATTGAGGAAGACCGTAAACGAACGGACATCCTCAAAGCCGCATATGCCCGTGGTGATGTAACGAACATTTCCGAGGGTGCCAAAATCGTCAAAGACATTGACCAGGAACTTTCACCATAGGTGAGACCATGCAGATACCAGCGAAACTACGTACTGCACTGGTTGCAGCTGCGGCGGGCGGGGCGTCATTTATCGCTGGCGTCCTGATACAAGACCAGGAAGGCGTTAAGTACAAGCCTTACCTCGACCCTGTCGGCATTCCTACTGTGTGTGCAGGTGTTACCGGCCCTGATGTGAAGATGGGCAAAATCTACACAAAGCAGGAATGCGATGACCTTTTGAATAAGCACATGCAGCCGGCTGTCAGAGCCGTGGATGCCTCAGTGAAAGTGCCGCTGTCTACCTATCAGCGTGCCGCGCTCTACTCATTCACCTACAACGTAGGGGTGAGCGCCTTCCGCTCGTCAACGCTGCTAAAAAAGCTCAACAACGGCGACAGAAAAGGCGCCTGCGATGAGCTGCGCAAATGGACATGGGCAGGCGGTAAGCAGTGGAAGGGATTGCAAACTCGCAGGGAGATAGAGCGCGAACTTTGCATGACGGATAAAGCCAATGACCTTTAACTGGAAGCTCATCCTCTTCACAGCAATGAGCCTGCTGCTGGCAATCGCTATTGTCATCGCCAGTCATTACCGGTCAGCGCTCAAAGAATCGCAGGCATCTTTAACCAAAGTTAATCGTGAATTAAATCTGGCTAAAGACACTATCACAGACATGGAGACTCGCCAGCGCGATGTCGCCGCGCTCGATGCTAAATACACACAGGAACTTGCAGATGCGAATGCTGAAAATGATGCTTTGCGTAAGCGTCTCGATAATGGTGGCCGGGTGCGCGTCAAAGGAAGCTGCCCTGTGTCAGCCACAACCAAAACCTCCGTCACCTCCGGCATGGGCAATGATGCCACCGTCGAACTCTCTGACGTTGCTGGACGAAACGTTCTCGGTATTCGATCCGGAATCATCAGCGACCAAACTTCCCTGAGAACCCTGCAGGAATACATTAAAACGCAGTGCCAGAGGTAACTATTTGAAGTATTTATCGAGCGGGTCGTATTTAGGAGTTGAGCGCCATAATTTCCAGCAAATAGGTATGGAAATAAGAAATCCACACCACGCGCCCGCAGCAGCGAGACGCAGGATCTTATTCAGCGTGAAATAATCTTTCAAAATTTCGGGTACTAAAGAGTATTTGTAATGGTTTAACCAGCACTCAAGGATCGCGAGAAGCGCTGTTTTGAAAAATATTATCACTGGCACAAAAACGGAAAATATAGCCATCAAAAAAACAAGCATCAAAGCCATTGCTGCATAAGTACGCATACCTATCTCCTCTTAGCGCATAGAGTAACAAATAGCCTAGCTTGCCGAAAGCGTGTCTTTTTCCCTTATTACAAAGCCTGTCATCGGTGGGCTTGATCATGGGCTGTGCCTACTCGGCCAAGAGATTCTAGGTGCTGACGGGTAAGCCGTAAGTGGGTTAGCCATTCCGAGAGGAATCGCGAAGCCTGCGACCATGACAAACCCCAAGAAGATTCACCATCAGCAACAAAGCAATATCGGCCTCGCTAATGCGGGGCTTTTTTATGTCCGCAGTAAAACGCGCGTCGCAGCGCATAACATTCCCGAGTCTTTCAGAAAGCTGAGCCTGAGAACTGCCGTATATGGTGGCGACCATCTCGGGGCGGCTTTTCTGTGCGAACAGGCTCAACTTTCTAAAAGGTAATCGCTATGCAATTAGTTGAAATAAAAAAACTCGACCTGGTCACCAACTCGGCTGTAATCGCGAGTGGTGTTATGAAAGATCACAAGCCAGTGATTCAACTCATCAGGAAGTACAAAAGCGACCTCGAAGAGTTCGGAAGGGTGGAATTTGAAATGCGACCCTTTCAAACGGATGGGGGTATGCAAAAGCAGGAAATTGCACTGCTAAACGAACAGCAAACCACGCTGCTCATCACCTACATGAGAAACAACGAAGTTGTCCGGGCATTCAAGAAACGCCTGGTCTCTGAATTCTTCGCGATGCGTGGCGAGTTGGCTAAGAAGAAGATGGACCGCAACGCCGCGCGCCTTGAATACAAACCCATGACCGACGCTATTAAGCATGAGCGCGAATCTCAGGGTAAGCAGATCGCGCCTCATCACTTCAGTAACGAAGCCGACCTGATTAACCGCATCGCTCTTGGCATGACCTCTGCTAAGTTTCGAGTGCATCACGAGATAGGTAAAAAAGAGCCTATTCGGGATTACCTTACGCCAGAGCAGATTCACTGCATCACCGAGTTACAGCGAGCGAACACGGTATTCATCACCATGGGATGGGATTTCGAGCAAAGGAAGGCGAGTTTGACCGGCCTGTTCGAGCGCAATCACCGACAGCCTCTGATTGAAGAGCAGCACAAGCTGGCAGCCTAAGAAGAGGTGAGAGCCTCTTTCACAACGGCTTTCATCACAAGGCGCATTTGCGAGTGCGCCTGATGATGGATGTCATGGTGAGCAGTTTATTCGTCTCTTATTCTTTCCCACTGACGTCGCCACTCTTCAATATCGTCAATGCATTGTTCACAAAGTAATGCGTCATAATAACTGTAATTTTCGTAAGCTTGTTCGAGCTTCTCCCCGGTCAACACGTTCGTACATTCATTATGATTTCCCCCTGGGTCTTCTGCTCCATCGCAAACATGTGACATGAACGGCTCGAGTACGCGCTTTTGAAGCGGGGACAGGCTGTCGTACCCATTATCAATTGCTCTTTGCGCTAAGCCAGAAACCTTATTTTCTTCGTTTTCGAAGACCCCATGGTCTTTCATGACACCTAACAATGTTTCAGTAGACATAAATCCTCCATTAAAGGGACAGCATGGCACTCACCGACAAACAAGAAATGTTCTGTCGCGAGTACCTCATCGATTTAAACGCCACGCAAGCGGCTATTCGGGCGGGGTACAGCGCTAATACAGCTAACCGCACCGCATCAGAAAACATGTCAAAACCTGACATCCAATCCAGAATTGCTGAACTTAAAGCGCAGCGCAATGATCTGGTTGGCATAAATGCGACATACGTTCTAAATCGCCTCGTCGAAATAGATCAGATGGACGTTGCGGACATTCTCCTGGCTAACGGGGAAATCAAGCCGATTAAGGACTGGCCGAAGGTATGGCGAACAACACTTTCGGGAATTGACGTCATCGAGATGGCCGCCGCCGATAGTGCTGCCTTACTGAAGAAGATTAAATGGCCGGACAAGGTCAAGAACCTCGAGCTTCTCGGCAAACACATTAGCGTGATGGCATTCAAAGAGCAGGCGGCACACGAGCATACCGGCAAGAACGGCGGCCCGATTGAAGTGGCCGCACTAACGAAAGATGAATACAAAGCTGCCCGGCGGGAGATGTTGAAGGATGACGACTGCTGAGCAAAAGAACTATGCGCGCCGGATAGAATGCGAAGAGGACGGTCTCTACTTTGCCCGCTACTTCTTCAAGCAGCGTACTGGCGGCAAGATGATAGTGGCACCTCATCACAAGGTGATTCAGCAAACGCTGGACAGAGTGATAGACGGCGAGATTAACCGGCTGATCATCAACGTTCCGCCTGGCTACACGAAAACAGAACTGGCTACCATCAACATGATGGGTCGTGGTCTGGCGCTGAATAAGCGCGCCCGTTTTATGCACCTGTCCTACTCGCACAACCTCGCACTTCTGAACTCATCAACTGCCCGCAGCATGATTAAGTCTCAAGCCTACCAGGCTATGTGGCCGATGGAACTGCGCGACGACGCCGACAGTAAGGCGATGTGGTGGACTGAGTATGGTGGCGGTGTGTATGCCTCATCGTCAGCAGGACAGGTTACGGGCTTTCGTGCCGGGCATATGGAACCTGGCTGGCAGGGCGCGCTGATTATCGATGACCCCGTTAAGCCCGATGACGCCTATTCCGAAACTGTTCGTGACGGCGTAAACAGCCGATTCAACGAGACAATTAAATCGCGCCTGGCTATCGAAACCACGCCTATGATAGTCATCATGCAGCGAATCCACTATCACGACCTTAGCGGGTATCTGTTGCGCGGCGGCAGCGGTGAGATGTGGCACCACCTGAATCTGCCAGTAATCATCGATAACAGCCGCTCCTATCAGGAGCAGTACCCGGCCAACAGTCACGCCATACCGATTGAGCACGGCTTGCCTGATGGTTGGCTCTGGCCTTTCAAGCACAATGAGAGCCACCGCACAGCGCTGTTCTCTCATCGCCGGACGGCAGAAGCGCAGTACATGCAGAACCCTCGCAGGTTCAACGCAGAAGGCGCGCTGTGGACAGAGCAGATGATTGCGGCAGCACGAGCCCTGAACATCACCGAGCAGCTATCCAGAACGGTTATTGCTATCGACCCGCAGGCAACAAACAGCGAAGAGAGCGATGAAACGGGGATTGTAGCCGCAAGCTCATACGGCGCAGGAGATAAGCGACAGTATTCAGCCGACGGCGACTACAGTGGCAAATATTCCCCTAATGGTTGGGCGACGCGCGCAATGGACGCTTATAAGCAGCATGACGCCGACGCGATTGTGATTGAAACCAACCAGGGCGGCGACATGGCAGAGGACACGCTCCGCAATGCCGGGTTCAAAGACCGCATTATCCGTGTCCATGCGAGCAAGGGTAAATTCGCGCGAGCCGAGCCAATATCAGCGCTGTATGCACAGGGTCGCGTAGCCCATCGTGGCAATCTCTATCAACTGGAAAACCAGCAGATGGAGTACGTGCCAACCACCTCCAAGAAATCACCCGACCGCCTCGATGCGCTGGTATGGGCGATGACCGAATTAAGCGGCCAGTCTAAAGGCGCAATCTTCTTCTAAGGAGTTCATCAGTGAGTGAACAACAAGGCGAGGTTTCATTCCTCGTGAACGCCCTTGCTGATGCGATAGGGTGGCAACGAATGCTGTACGCCCACGGACAGAATGGCAACACCAAGCGCACCAAACTGTGGGATGAGTTCGGATATCCGAGCGAGGTTGGATTCGACCAGTACTATCGGGCTTATGAGCGCAATGCCGTTGCTCATGCCGCGGTGCATAAGCTTCTCGAATCCTGCTGGGTGGACAACCCCACCATCATTGACGGCGAAGAGAAGGATGAATCTGGCGAGACCACCGAATGGGAGCGCACCGTTCAAAAGCTTCTCAAACGCCATTGGGCGAAGCTGAAAGACGCAGACCGCCGCAATCTCGTGGGGCGCTACTCAGCCCTGTTAATTCAGGTTAAGGATGGCCGCGAATGGAAAGAGCCAATCAACGCTGACTACATCAGGTCCCTCGGCACCGAGCGCCTGAAAGCAGTGGTTAAGCTTATCCCTGCATGGGAAGCGCAGATTAAACCAGGTAATTTCGACACAGATACAATGTCGGAAACCTACGGCCAGCCCGTGATGTACAACTTCAACGAGCAGCCAGTCGGCGATGACGGAACTTATGGGCCCGTGCGCAGTGTTCAGGTTCACCCGAGCCGCGTCATCATCCTGTGTGAAGGTGCTGAAGACGAGAATATGCTCTCCGGCATCCCGCTGTTGCGCGCCGGGTACAACAAGCTTCTCGACATCGAGAAGACGTCCGGTGGTAGTGCTGAAGGGTTCCTGAAGAACGCGAGTCGCCAGCTTGGTATCGCGTTCGACAAAGAAACCGACATCGCGACAATCCAGGCTCAGGCCAAAGAGGCAGGCTTTAAAGATTTGGGGGAAGCCCTAAATGACAAAATGTCTCGCTTCAACAAAGGTACTGACGCAGCACTGGCGATGCAGGCTGGGCAGTTGTCGGTGCTGTCAGTCGCAGCGGCCGACCCGACACCCACATGGAATGTGGCTGCCAATGAGTTCTCCGCGACGATTCAGTGTCCGTTCACCATTCTCTTTGGTCAGCAGACTGGGCGTCTTGCCTCGGATGAAGACAAAACTGATTGGGCTAAGCGCTGTAATGGTCGCCGCTGGGGTTTCATGTCTGACTTCATTACCCGCGTCATTGAGCGCTTTTGGCAGATTGGCGTCATCGACCCGCCGAAGTCTGGCGAGGTTACGCTCGCATGGTCTGACCTACTCGCGCCGAGTGAGAAAGAGAAGATCGCAAATATGCAGGCGATGGCAGCCGTTGCCAAAGACACTCAGGCTGCGTTCGGCACTCCGGCGATAACGGAGAATGAAATCCGCGCTGTCGGTGAGCTTGAACCAATCAGTGAACCAGAAGAGCCTGCCGGAGCCGCAACGACAGACCCGCTGACAGGTGACCCAATTGAACAACCGACAACGACCGGGCAGCCCGATAATTCCGCGCAATAAAGCTGACCCAACTCAGTCCTACCGAACGGTTAACCGAATGTTCCGGGATATCAAGAATCGCTATTACCAGATAAAGCTTGAGCTGAAGCAGTTGCTTGATGCGTATCTGGTCGGCAGGGAGCGTAATGGCAATTCGCTGTACGGATATATCCTGTCTAGGGAAGGAAGTAAGCCGGACACGCTCTACCAGGTGAATGCGGGAACATTCATCTATGACATGTCTCCACAGCAACTGTCTGATCTGCTGCTGCGCGTAGAAACGATTCTGGACGACTATCTTCTCGAAGGTGGGAGTAACAACCTTTGGGCGCTCCAGTACGTTTCTGATGAGTATCAGCGCGGTACATTGCAGGCATTCACGAATCTGTCAGCGCAGTCAGTAATCTATGAGCAGTCAACTACGCTTCAGCAGCTACTCAGCAGTCCGGCGTATCAAAACCAGGTGGCAGCGGCTTATATCTCCACTTACAGCGAATGGCGGGGAATCACTGATGCTGCTCGTGCTGACCTGTCGAACATTGTCGCTGATGCGATAGGACGAGGCGTTAACCCAAGAGAGACGGCCAGCCTGATTAGCAAACGCCTGGATGTTTCGATGAGCCGAGCCAAAACGATAGCACAGACTGAGCAGGTCGGCGCGCTACGGCAGGCTCAGTGGTCTGAGGCTGAGTGGTCGAAGGAGCGTCTGGGGCTTAACACTGCGCTGTTGTGGATATCGGCTCTGAAATCGACGACACGCCTCTGGCACGCTGCTCGACACGGAAAGACATTCACCACGGAAGAAGTGGAGGCTTTCTACGCGCAGAATGGCAACCGTTACAACTGCTATTGCAGCCAGATCCCCGTGTTACTTAATGATGATGGTGGGATTTTCAACGAAGGACTGGCTGACAAGTTGGCGAAAGAGCGAAATAAATGGAATCAGGTTTAGTGATTATTTTTTACATGGATATGCGGTGGAAAGGGCTTCATATGCCAACCTGGAGGCGTTCTCAGTCCTTTTTTCTGGGTGATTTCTGACATACACAACTACGGTATCGACAATTTGTCCGTTAGTTGCGTTGTCAGGAGAGCAAACTGAAGTGCCCTCAAAAATATCATGAACTCCAATTGCCAGGCCTCTGAGCTTACCAACGTCAGCGTAATCAGTTTGTACAGCTGTGTTAGCCTTGGCGCGCATCAGCGCATCACTCCATTTCGCTAAATCTTCACCTCCGTAATAGTCAGCATGCGCTCCAAAGGATATTAGTGCCGTAATCGCCATTGCGGTGAACCTTATCATTTTGAATCTCCTTTTTAGTTTTCATTGAAGTTATCACTTAGAGGACTCCCCGTGAAGCTATCCAGCATCCACGTGAAATCCCTCGCCATCAACTCTTCAAACATCTCAACTGAGACCATCGACGGTGACGAGCATATCGTCATTCGTGGCGTCGTGCCTGTCGTGGATGACGTTGTCATGAATGGCGGGTTGTATCCGGCTGAGGAGATTAACAAGAGCTTTAAAACGCTCGAAGGCAATCCCATGCCTTTTGGGCATCCGAAAATCGGCAACGAGCACGTCAGCGCCACCAACCCGCGCGCAGTTAACCAGTTTCACGTCGGCGCATGGGCTGAGAACGTCCGCAAAGACGGCGACCGCGTCGTCATGGACATGAAGGTCAACAAGCGCATCGCGCAGTCGAGCGAGAAGGGCAAGCGTCTTATCGAGCGGCTTGATGAGTTGCAGGCCAACTCAAACGCCGAGCCGATTCACGTATCTACCGGGCTCCTGTTGCGCCGCGAGCAGAACAGCGGCAAGTCGAAGGGTAAAAGCTACTCATGGGTCGCCCGCAACATGCAGTTCGACCACGTAGCAATCCTTCTCGATGAGCCTGGAGCCGCAACCCCTGAAGAAGGCGTCGGAATCTTTGTTAACCGAGACAACTCGCAACATGAAGTAGACGTCACAACCGTAAATCTCGAAGAGGCTGAGAAAGAAAGCTTTGAAGAGACCATCACCACGAAAGTCATTAACAGTTTGAAGGCGCTTTTCAGTGCCAATTCTCACGTCAAAGAGGAAGCAGACCCGATGAAAGATCTCATCACGAACGCGCTGAAAGCGGCAGGCAAAGAGGTCGAAGGTAAGACCGATGCCGAGCTGATGGATGCATACAACCAGATGATGGCTGAAAAGACCGCCTCCAAAGCAGAAACGCCGGAAGAAAAGGCCGCTAGCGAGAAAAAAGAGGCTGAAGAAAAGGCAGCCAAAGACAAAGCCACAAACAGCCAGGAAGCGCCGGCATGGTTTAAGCCGTTTGCTGACAAGCTGAGCTCTATCGAATCCGGCCTGACCGCTAACGCCGACCAGGAAAAAGCAACCAAGCGCGAAGCGGTGAAAGCCAAGTTCAAGCTGGACGACATGGCAGTTAACGCGCTCGACGGCGCAGCTCTGGATGGCCTGTATGCAAAGTGCGCAACCACTCGCAGCCTGTCCGGCGTATTCAACCATTCCACCGATAAACCCTTCTCTGAGATGCCGGAGTAATAAAAATGGCTAAAGACGGTAAACACGTAATTCACGCGGGCGGCGTATTCCCGAACCCGCTTCTGAACCGCGAAGGCGGGGCAGCCGCAGCGACTCAGCCGGGCACCATCGGCGTATTCACTAACGGCAAATTCACCGCATCCACCAACGGCGGCGAAAGCGCTGTGCTGTATGTGGCGAACTATGACTACCTGCGCTGCATGGGCGTCGATGACGTCATTCCTGCTAACGAGCTGGTCGTAGGCATTCAGTTACTGCCAGGCATGTTCCTGAACGTCCGCGCTGCTGCCGGCACCTATAACAAAGGCCAGGCACTGGCTATTTCTAACGGTCGCGTCACTTCCGGCGGCACTGCATCCGCAGTCCTGTTCGTGGAAGAAGACAAAGCGACAACCGTTGCTGCAGGTGACCTGCTGCGCGTAGTGGTCAAGTAAGGAGACCGATTAATGTTTGTATATTCCACATCACTTGGCGAGAAGACCGGCAACCTGGAAGCAAACCAGGCTCAGTTCCGCGCGCTGCAAGCTGAACGTAACGCTACCGCACAGGCGGTTGCTGATTTTCTGTCTCGCACCCAATGGCGTGGCGCTGCTGAAGGCGTTCCGACGCTGGATGCCGTTAACGCAGTTGATGACATCCGCCGCCTGTACCGCGCGTACGATACCACTGTGCTGCAGCAGTTCGAGCCGAACACGCAGTTCACTCTGCTGAACGACCTGATGCCGCTGTCTCGCTCTGTGCGTATCGAACAATCACGTTACGACTACGCTCGCACCGGTGGCCGTGGCTGGGCTCACACCTCCATGTCGGGTCAGATTGGTGCCGCTCTCGATGCGCGTACCTACACATTCGACGGCACGATGGTTCCGATCCACGACTCCGGATTCAAATTCACTTGGCGCGACCCTATCTTCAACAGCCCGTCAGCGCTTCAGTCTCAGGCTGATGCACAGCGCGGCTCTGTGGAAGATGTTCAGCGTCAGTACGTCGATTACATGTGGGACGGCTACCGCGATGCTGCAGGCAACTATGTGCAGTTCGACGGCCTGACCTGGAAGGGTTTCCGCGCCGATGAGCGTGTCGCCCAGGTGACACTGAACGTAAACATGGCGACCAGCACCGATCCGAAAGCCATGCGCGCCGAAGCAATCCGTCTGCGCGATGTTCTCAAGCTGCAGAACAACCAGTACGGCCAGCAGACCTGGTATGTTTCATCTGAAATCGTCTCCAACCTGGAGCAGTATTTCAGCGACAACTTCCAGTCTCGCACCGTACTGCAGGAGCTCCTGACCCTGACCGGCATCGCGGCCATTAAAGAAGACGCGAAACTGCAGGGTAACGAAATCCTGATTGTTCCGCTGCAGGCTGGCGTAGTTGCTCCGATCGTAGGCCAGGCCATCGGCACCGTTGCTGACCCGCGTCCGTTCTACAACAGCGACTACATCTGGCGCACCTGGGGCGCAATGGGCCTGATGGTCAAAACCGACATCAACGGTCACTACTCCGTGGTTCATGCCACCGGCGAAGCGACCAGCTAAGGAAGCGATATGGCACTGGTAAAAGTAATTTCATCAAACCTTTTTGCCGGTGCCAATTTCCAGAAGCTGGAGATTGGCTCTGAGGTAGAGGTTGCCGATTCAATCGCCGAGCGATGGGTTAATGCCGGTCTGGCTGAGTACCTGGAAGAGCGCCAGCTGGAAGTCGCCACACCCAGGCGCGGACGGAAACCCAAAGATAAGGAGTGACCATGGCTATTACGCCAATCACAGCAGCGCAGGTTAAACAGCAGCTGTCATCCCTCGGTTACTCCATCCCTGATTTCATCATCGACGCATATCTCTGCAAGCTCAGCAGCATTGAGCAGTGCCTGGAGGCGTCTGGCTACGACGAATGTGACGTCGTGCTGATTCAGGTCTATGCCGTCTCTCTCATGGCCTTAACGGCATACAGTCAGCGCATTAAATCGCAGTCAGCGCCTTCAGGGGCGTCGCGTTCATTCGACTATACCGGCGATGTGCTTTCGATGCGTGACGCGCTCCTGTCACTGGACAAGAGCGGATGTACGGCATCGCTGCCGATTGATGTGGGTAGCCGCGTCGGATTCTTTGATGTCGTTGGAGGTTGCTGATGTGTGAGAAAGAGCAGAAGCCTAAAAATCCCGACGAGGAGCCGTGGGAGTATGAGGATTACCACCTATGAGCTCAGTAGCTAACTGGTCATACACAGCAACAGCGACAATCTGGCGAAAGCTGGATGGTCAGGACGACTACGGCGACCCGCTGGGATATGCAGCTCCTGAGCAAATTCTCTGCGGCTATGAAGGCGGCCTGAGCAAGCGCATCGGCGGTATTGGTTCAGAAATCGTTGCGAAAAACACAGTCTGGACTGAGTACGCACTGGCTAAGACTGGCGACTATGTGCTGATTGGCATTTCCGACCTGGCTGACCCGAAAGAAGCCGGAGCTGATGAGGTTCAGCAGGTGCTTCGCTATGAAGACACCTTCGAGCGCATCGCCGACGACTACGCCATCATAACAGGAGTCTGATATGGCCGGTAAAGTTCGCGGCATTGCCCAGGCGAAAGCCAATCTGGACGCGCTTATTAATGATGTGCAGGGGCGCAAGGTCGTCAGGGCCGTGCAATCAGCACTGTTAATCGGTGGCGCTCAGGCAGCGTTATACACCCCAATCGACACATCTACGCTTCTCAACAGCCAGTTCCGGGAGATTGACGCCAACGGCACAAAGGTAACCGGCAGGGTGGGCTACTCGGCCAACTATGCGGTTTATGTTCACGACCCGAATGTTCCGCAAACCTTCCGCCGCGCCACAGCCCGCAAAGAGTTCCTTACCAAGGGCTTTGAGGACACCCGAGAGCAAATCGACAGGGTTATGAAGCAGGAGCTGTCACTATGAATCCGCCAATGCATACGCGCGTGCGCAACTACTTCATGAATGCTGGCCTGACGGATGGCTTTAAGGTTCAGCTGCTGATGTGGACTGACTCAGGCACTGAATCTGACCGGTTCATGGTGTTTCGTCCAAATGGCGGCAGCAATATTCGCAATGGCCTCGGCAACGAGCAGTACATCCTGGTCGACGTTATCGGCGCAAAAGGTGGCAATGCTTTTGTCGATGAGCGCGTGCAGCAGATTGTCGATTACGTCCAGCAAAACCCCATGACCGATGATTGCGTCGGTTATCTCCAGAATATGGGCGCTATGCCCACACCAGTTCTTACAACCGAGGGACGCCTTGTCTATCGGCTTCAATTCGTCGCCACCTACGGCGAGTAATTAAACGTCAAAGAGGAAGTAACATGGCTAATTGCCCAACCAGCAACGAACGCTTGTTCGGTGGCGCTATTGTGCTCGAAGTTGCCGATGGCTGCCCGGATACGGTGCCGCTTGAATCGGAATGGAAAGCGCTGGCCGCCGGTACGTCAAAAGGGTTCGACTTCAGCCCGAACACCGTGACCAGTGATGCTGACGATGGCGGCGGCTTTGTCGAGAGTATCACCACAAACTCAGACTTCACCATCAGCTTTGAGGGTGAGGTGCGCAAAAACGACAAACTTGACCAGTACGGCATCGGTCGTTTCATCAAGTACTTCGCTACCGAGCTTAAGGCCAAGCGACAGCCTGGCATCTGGGTTCGCATGGAATACGGCCCGGTGACCTTCCAGGGTTACATGGTTATCACTGCCCTCAGCTCTGACGGCGGCACTAACGACATCGTGACCTTCTCCACTGAGTTCAAAGTGGGCGACTCCAGCACCGTGCAGGTTACTGATACCTCCGAACCTTCCAGCTAAAACACAGCGGGGCGCAAGCCCCCTTTCTGAGACAGAGATATGCAGGTTCTGATAAACGGAATTCCCTACGAGCCAGCGTCGGCGCGCTCATCAGGCATCGGTATTGCCATCACCACTCATAACCGCCACGACGTACTGGCGCGCGCACTTGAGCAGCACCAGAAGCATCTACCACCCGGAGCGGTGGTCGTGATTGTCGATGATGGTTCGGAGCCTGCTGCCGTAGCACCAGAATCTGCACGACCCATCCGTCATGAGCAATCACATGGCATCGTGGCATCTAAAAACGCCAGCATTGAAGCCCTGATGGATGCCGGTTGCGAACACCTATTCCTGTGGGACGATGACGCATGGCCGATTGCTGATGGCTGGCATATTCCGTATATCGAGTCTCCTGAGCCTCATCTGGCATATCAGTTTCTCGACCTGGCAGGCCCGAGAAAGCTGAATGACCTTTCAGTCCTGTACCGCGATGAAAAGCACATCGCCTACACCGGGCAGCGCGGCGTGATGCTCTATTACCACCGGAGCGCGATTGAAAAGGTTGGCGGGTTCGACCCGGTTTACGGGCGCGGGATGTACGAGCATTCAGACCTCGCTCTGCGCATTCATAATGCAGGGCTTACCTCATGGGCATATGCAGACGTTATCGGCTCTGAGAAGCTGATTTATTCGCTGGATGAGCATGAGTCGGTAGAGCGCTCAGTACCCAAGCCAGAGCGCGAGCGCCAGGTCAGCAACAACGTAAAGATTCACAACGAGCGCCGAGACACGGGCTACACAGGATGGGCACCGTACCGCAGACAGCGCAATGCCGTCATCACAACCTTGCTGACCAGTCATCCTGACCCGCAGCGAGGAACCAGGATGAAGCCAGAGCAGTCGCTTATCGCCAGATGGTCAGAATCGATTAAAGGTGCCGATGCGGTCATTCTCGCTGACGAGTTTGAATACTCACCTCCAGGCCAGACGACGGTTAGCGTGCCTGTTGTAGATATGAACGTTTACTTCCGGCGCTGGCTGCATATCTGGCAGCATCTGCGCGAGCATCCTGAATATCAGTTCGTCTGGTGCACCGACGGAACCGATGTCGAAATGCTTTGCGCGCCATGGGAAGAAATGCAGCCCGGCGTGATTTATGTCGGCTCTGAGCCAAAGACATATTCCGATGAATGGGCCATCAAAAACCATCCCGAGCGCGTATATCAGTCATTCATTAAGCAGCATGCCAGCGACACCATGCTGAACGCCGGATTGCTTGGAGGGTTACGCCAAGATGTCATGGAGTTTGCTCACCGCATCGTGCGGCTTTACTACCGCATCGAGTCAGACCGCTTCTGGAATAAAGAAGGGGCAGCAAGGGCGGTAGGTGACATGATCGCATTTGGTATCGTGGCAAAGTCCTTCGGTGACCGAGTGATTACCGGCCCGAAAGTGCACACGGTGTTCAAGACCAACGGCATCGGCAAGGAAACAGCATGGTGGCAGCACAAGTGACATTCGCGGTTATAGGACATCACCGACGCGCTGAGCAGGCTCACAGACTTGCTGAGAGCCTTAATGCGCGGCTTTTTATCGATGATGCCGACCACGGTGCAAACTGGAATCACCTGAGAGCTATTAAGTGGGCTGCAGTCCAGTCAGCGCGAGTGGTCGTGCTGGAAGATGATGCCCAGCCGGTGGATGGTTTTGCAGAACTCGCGGCTGAATGGTGCGCCAGATTCCCTGATGAGCTAATCAGTTTCTACCTTGGCACCGGTCGCCCGCCGCAGTATCAGCAACAGATTGCTGAAAGCCTTATCGCCGCTGATAAGTTCCGTGCTGATTACATCACCCTGAACCGACTGATTCATGGCGTCTGCTATGCGCTGCCAGCCAGTGGAATTAACCGCATCCTGATGAACTGGAGCCAGCGAAAGCCGGCAGATTATGCCCTCGGCGACGCATGGGGAAGGGATGTTATTTACCCTTGCTATTCCCTTGTAGACCATGCCGACGAGATGCCCGTGGAAAAGGCTTTCGACGGCCTGCCGAGAACCGAGCGAAGAAAAGCGTGGAGGCTTTACCGGTGAATACCCCGCTTAAAGAGATTGGCGAGTGCCTCATCAGCGTTGACGGTGAAGATTATTTCTTCCGTTCGTCATTTGTGAACATGTCACGCATTGGTGAGCCAGAGGAAATCGTGCAGGTGTTTTACGACCTGCACAACGATGAAGTAACCAGCCTGGTTAATCGAGCCGTTGAGGCTTACGGATACGTTCCGCAATGGCTGATAAGCCACATCAAAAGTACCAGTTATGGTCGCAAGGCGTTTCTCGCGTCGGTGGTTGTTCTGAACGCCTGCTGTGACAAGGACGCCGGTCCGCTTACCGGCGTATTCCATCCCTCTAAAGGCAACGGACGCACATTCAAGATTCGCAAAGGCGCGCTGCCTGAGTCTGACATGTTGCTGATTGCTCAGTCACTGATAACCCATGGCGTTATCGGGAAGGCTAAGGTGCGCAGGCTCCAGCGACATGAAAACGGGGAGACCAGCACTGAGTTCCGCGCCGTCGATTACATCGTGGCCGCGCAGGCACATTTCGGCATGACCGAACAGGAAGCGGGCAATCTGACAATGACCAAGTTTCAGATGCTGTTGGCTGCGAAGTTCCCGGAGCAGAAGGGGTTCACAAAAGAAGAGTATGACGCTGTTGCTGATGACTACTTGGCGCGTAGAAATAAAAAACTATCAAGCAACAGTAAAGGTTAAAAAACCTTGGCCGAGAATGATAAATGAGACGCCTGAAGACAACTCTTTCGATAGTCTTAAATGGTTATCTATCGTTGGCAGGCATACATGCAACTTGCTCAAAAATGAGTAATGGTATTAGAATGAATGCTGACAACCGACTGTTGTGACAAGCCGAAGCCTACACGCTTCGGCCTTTTTGTCAGAGGTACTCCAAGGAAACAAGGAGCACGTTATGATTAAAAATCAAGTAGATAAGAGAAATATGCCATTTTTTGATGCGTTCAGGACAACAGCCGCCATTGGTTTGCTTATGCAGCAGACAGCCGCATTGCATTGTCCTGAAGGCCCACAGCCTCATCCTTCGTTTTACTCTTACCAGCAACAGGGCGAAGGTAGCGTGCGCGGAGTTAGCCCAGAGATGGAAGAATCATTGGGTTTTATCCAAGAGCTAACGGGGATGTTGCAAAAAGGTTATTCAATCCTTGCCAATGCAAAAGGTGAGGAGCGCGATTTCGTTATTAAAACGTTAAATCCAACTCAGACGGATTTGATCGAGCTTCAACTGCGCGGATTGGAAGGTGCACTGAAAAATGCTTATATGGATTGTCCAGAAGCCGATAAATCCAAGTTAAAGCCTTACTTAATTATCATTGCCCAAGCTCGCTCTGCGGCGACAAAAATTAACCATTTAATTAGCCAGATGACTAAGCCTGTCGATTCTTTTAGAAGTAGCATTGATATGAAGGGGCTTAGAACATTGGCAAAACATGGCACAGAGATTTTTGCCTCTGAGCGCTTCCACTGAGGTGAAGAATGCACGTAACTGTCACATATAACGTTAAAAGTTACGGCTTCTTCTTTCAGCCCATATTTGTGGAATTCCCACACCTGAAACAATCTTTACTTGATGATTTTGCGGTATATAAAGCCACAAATCAGTTACCACACTATTTCGGGCGAGATACTGACTACGAAAGGCCAGAAGATATCATTGGCTCTGGCCTCATGCACATTCATTTAGGATTGCACGAAAAAAAACTGGTTACTCCGCAAGGAAAGGAAATAGATTCAACTACACCTCAATGGGATAGAACTTCAGATTCTGCTCTGCTTTATGCTCAAAATCTGGCTGATGAAAACCAGTACTCCCTCATTGCTCTGTTTGACCCCGGGGCGCATAAGAAGGCTCAAGATTATGAACGTATGAGGCGGTTAGCTTCTTATGCTCATGAGTTCAGGCATCAAATTTAACCCGCCATACTATCGGTTTTTTGCTATCGCTCGCTCATCCTGACAGATGATCAGTGCTTATGGTTTTGCTGGATGAGATACTGTCTACGCTCTGGAAAGATGGAGATAAAAAACATGGGCAAGTCAATTACTGATAAAAGAATCTCTGATTATATGAAATTTTTGGCAGAGAAAAGCCGGCCGCCGAGTAGGGGAGGCAATGCTAAGGCCCTTCATTCTCACGTCATAATCGTGGACGGGATTCGCTACAGTTTTCTCGCTTTCGATTCGAAACAGTAGGTTTTCAAGACCGACACTGTTTCTTTCGATTATGAAGTCAAAGATGGTTACAACAACATCATTAAAGAGTCAATTGTAACAAAAGATAAAAATGGCAACCCTATAGTTCGGGGTAATCGTGGATACAAAAAGAAGTTAAGAACAGTAAGTGCTAGGTTGCCTGGGTCGGCAAGAGAGAAGAGGGATTAGCCACACCAAGCCCGCCCCGGCGGGTTTTTTGTATGCAATCCCCCGCAAGTTTCCCTCTCGTTGGTTGATATGTGATCGCTTTTTGATAAGATCGCGAAATAAGCTATGGGTAGGGGATGAGTGTGGACGCCGGAATGCTTTTTGGCCTAGTCGCGATGGTAGTAATAGCTATCGTCGGATTTGCTAACGTTTCATCAAAAGAAAAGGCCGCAAATGATGATGACGATAAGAGTGTGCTTTTTTTAGATAAACTGGCTGAGAGCTCCTTGCTTGAAGAAGAAAAGCCCCATCTTGTCATCATCTATAGGCAAAGCGGTAACATCCAGCAGAAAGACAAGGTATACCCAACAGCGTCGGCTGCTATCAAGGCTGCCGCATCTACCTTCAAAAGAGCCAGAATCCCTTTTGTGGTTATTAATGAAAACAGCCCCAATAGACTCGCTTTTAGTCGACCATGGCACAATCACAGAGGGGCGGCAGAAGGGAAGAAAGTTGGGGCAGCTGTCATAGTTCCGCTGAATGCTCCATGAAGATTCTTCAGAAATACTCAATCTATAGATAATGTTCTTTCGCTGTTACGATAAAAGATAAATTTGATGATGAATTGAGGAATATCATGAGCAAAAAAGGAGCGGCAATTGGCATTGTACTGCTGTTGGCATGTTTTGTAGGTTCGGTGATTCTGGTGCCCCAAGAGGACGCGCAGGGTGCGGCGATGGTTAGTGCTTGCGATGCACTGACCAAGAGCCAAATGAAGTCACCATCAACTTATAAAATGTTGGACTCATTATTTGAAATAAAGAAAGTTGATAAAGAACACATCTCTGCCAAATTAAAGCAGATAGGTAACGACTCCATAAGCCAAGGTGTTGCCAAAGGCTACTTAAGCCTCAGTGAAGGAAAGGCTTTTGTTGATTTTGAAGCACAAAACTCCTTTGGGGTGCCATTAAAAGGAACCACGCAGTGTAACTTCAATATCTATGCTGACTCTTGGGCGTCCCTTGAATCGGCAACGGTGGGTGATAGGGATGTGAGCATGGCTGATATAATTATCACATCATCTGAACACAAGGTTGATTCAGGATTTTCATCAAAGCTTAAATATCTTAAATTGAAGATTCTTCAAAAAATCTGATTTATACACAGCCAAAACCCGCCAAGTGCGGGTTTTTTGTTTTCTGGAGATCACCAATGGCCGGAGATAAGCAGTTAGGCAATATCGTCTACCAAGTGGAAATGGATGTTGCTCAACTCATTGCAGCGCAGCAAAAAGTTAACCAGCGCCTTGACCAGATGGACGGTAGTTTTAATAAGTCATCTCAATCCGCTGGTCGTTTTGAGGGGGCATTAAACAAGGTTGGGCTTGCTATTGCTGGCGCGTTCACGATTGAAACGGCCAGGCGACTAATCGAAATTGGCGACCAGATGAATACCCTGCAAGCCAGGGTTGCGCGCCTTAGTCCAAGCGTTGATGCTGCCAAAGAGTCAATGAAGGCACTGTCAGCAATTGCCTCTCAAACCGGGAATAGCCTCTCAGATACTGAGCGACTTTGGGAGACTCTCACTTCAGCTCTGAAAGAGACGGGCGCAACAAATTCGCAGATTCTTTCCCTGACTGACACGCTCCAAAAGATAGGCACTATCGGCGGGTCGTCTGCTGAGGAAATGTCTAATGCCCTGCGACAGTTCGGCCAGTCCATTTCAGGCGGGATAGTTAGGGCAGAAGAGTTCAACTCCATTCTTGAGCAAATGCCGGAGCTTGCGCGACAAATCGCTGCAGGCCTAGGTATTTCTATAGGGCAGTTGAGACAGAGAATGCTTGAAGGGAAGTTAACTGCTCAAGACGCCCTCAATGCAATCCAGCAGCAATCTTCAAAAGTTAATGAAGAGTTCGAAAAAATGCCTGTAAGTATAGGCAGGGCAAAGAACAGCTTGGATGTTGCATTTAGGAACGCAATTAATGACTTGAATCAAGCCATAGGTTTAACTTCCACGCTGGCTGGTTTAATGCAAAGCGTAGCAGATAACCTCAACTTCTATAATAGCAACGTTGGCGAATCATCTCGGATGAATAAGCTAATTAGTGATCAGAAGAAATACAATGAGGAAATTAGCGATTCAATAAGATGGTATGAGACAGAGTCTATTTACCAAATTCGAAGAAATGAGGCGGCAAATAAACTAAAAATAGTTGAGGGAGAGATAGCCCACATAAGAGCAAAGGCGGCAGCTGAAGCTCAAAAGAGTCAAAAATTCATTGCACCTCAGTCCAAGGGTGATGATGCTGCTACCCAAAAGCTTGTCAAAAACTCGGAGCGCAGATTAGCACTAGCCAAGCTTGAAGGAGAGGCGAGAGCAAGGCTGCAAGCTCAATATGATGCTGCCGATGCCGGGATTACTGACCAGAAACGTGTGAAGGCACTACAGGACGAGTATGCCGAGACATACCGGGTAACTGAAGCAAGAAAGGAAAGCAACAAGGAAGGCAAGCAGTCTGCCAGCCAGGCGGAGTCGATAGCGCAGAAACTTGAGGCGCTAAAGCAGCAGTCTCAACTTGCTGCCGACTCAACTGGTGAATTGAGCAGAGAGCAGGCAATGCTAAATGCTGAGCTTTCACTTGGGAAAGGCGCTACCCAGGCTCAAATTCAACAGGCAAGACAGTATGCTGCGACAAAATGGGATACGGCCAATGCTATCAAGGCACAGGCTGCCGCCGAGAAATTGCTTCCTGAGGCGCGAGAAAATGCAAGTTACAAACAGGATGTTCAGGACCTGAAGACTGCATTATCTGCGAAAAAAATTAGCCAGGAGCAATACAACAAAACCTTAGAAAGACTGGAGGCAGAGCACCAATCCAACCTTGCCAAAATTCGATCGCAACAGACAGTGACTCCTCAGCAAGATGCCGCTGGTAGCGTTGATCCTGTGCAGCAATTGGCTAATGAAAATGCCAGAAAACTAGCCTTGATACAGCAATTCGAGCAACAGAGAGTTATATCACATCAGAACGCACTTGCTTTACAGGCTGCAGCTGATCGCCAGTATGAGCAAGAGCGAATTGCTGCTCAGTGGGAAATATGGCGAAACCAGAGCGCAGGAAATGAAGCGATTGCCGCCTCCTTCGATGCATTAGCTGGTAATGCCTCTAACGCACTGACAGGCATAATCACAGGAAGCATGAGTGCCGAGCAAGCCGCCAGATCACTTGCAAGCACGGTACTAAATAGCTTGGTTAACTCATTCGTTCAGATGGGCGTTGAATGGGCTAAAAGCGCGATACTTGGCGCCACCACGCAACAGGCGGCAATCGCCACAACAACGGCCGCTCAGGTTGGCTCTCTGGCAACAACAACGTCTGCCAGTACGGCTTCTGCAGCAATGACCACCGCAGCATGGACGCCAGCAGCGCTTGTTGCATCTATAGGCTCATTCGGTGCTGCAGCGGCTATAGGTGTCGGCGCACTGGTTGCGGCATTGGCTGTTGGCAAGGGGCTGGCTGGTAAGCGCAAGAATGGTGGACCTGTGGCGGCAGGCTCTATGTACCAAGTAGGTGAGGGCGGCATGCCTGAAATCTACCGAGCCAGTACCGGTAAGCAATTCATGATCCCTGGGGATAACGGTCGCGTTATCAGTAATAAGGACATGTCTTCTGCCGGGGCTGGGAGTGGTGGTGTAGTTATTAACGTCAACAACTACACAGGTGCGGATGTGCAGACACGAACCAGAAATGATAACGGAAATCAGGTTATCGATTTGTTCATTCAGGACGTAGAGACCGGCGGGCCCATGTCATCCACACTTGAGTCAACTTACGGGCTCTCACGCCAGGCAAACGGAGACTACTGATGGCAGAAGTAAAATACCCGCCATTTCTGCCGCTTCCTCAGCGTGCAAACATGAATATGACTCAGGATACCAGCTTCCGGCAAAGTAACCCGGCGGTTGGTCCTGCGGTCTTTACACCCATTACAACCGACCTCAAAACGACGTGGAACCTTAGCTGGATATTTACCCTTGAAGAGGCAGAGAGGTTCAAATCATGGCTAAGGTCTCCTAGCTACTGCAATAGAGGCCAGGCATGGTTCGATATACCTATTGACCTTGGCGATACGCAAGGTGTGCAGGTGCAGGAAGTTCATTTCATTACAATGCCAGTGCAGACCAGCAAGGAAGGAGGAGTGGTTACCTGGACAGCAGATATCATCTGTAACTTCTTAGAAGATATAACAGAAGATTATGACGACTGGATAGTTGGCTCCCAGCCTGGTGCTGGGTATTGGTACGATTTAATTGCTACGGAGATATTGCCAGATGCCAACGCTCCGTGAATGGAAAGAACGTCGACCAGCTTCAGACCTGAAACAAACAGTAGTTTTTTCTCACCCTGCCTTCGGCACGGATCGCCTGGTCAATAACTTGTTCGAGCCAGCCGTATTTAACGGTCAGATTTACCAGCCAACTCGTTTTGATTTCTCTGAGCCTGCACAAGATGGCACTACGACACTGAATGCTACGATAACATTCGCGGCTCTGTCACAGGACATTAAGCAAAGGCTAAAACTATGGCGAGGACCGGCCCGCATGGAGCCAATATCTTTCAGGTATGACATTTGGGAGAACATTGGCGATACGGCACCACTTAAAACCTACTCAATGTTCGTTCGTGATGTCGCAGCTGATGCAGAAAATGTGTCAGTTACCGTAGGCATGACCAACCCGCTTACTGTAGCTACCAGCATCATTTACACAGTAGAACTGTTCCCTGGCCTGAGTAATATCTAATGAACAAAAAAGATTTTATCCGGAAGGTTAATGGCCTGCCGTGGGCTGATCGCGCCTGTAGCTTTCAGGCTGTCGACTGCTGGGGGCTAATCGTACTTTATTTTCGGCATGTCGCTGGCATAGAAATCCATCAGACCCCGGACTACGAGTCAGGGCGAGATTTCATCACATGCTACGAAGGTGATCGCGTGTTCTGGGAATCAGGCTCTCGTTCCGAGGGGTGCATTGTGGTGTTTTACCGAGGAGAGCACCCGGACCACGTGGGTGTAATCATTGATGGCAACCGATGCTTGCATTCGCGCGGGCCAGGAGAAGGGGTAAGAATAGATCCACTCCCGCTACTTGAAAGAGCATTCACAAAGACGGAGTTTCTCAAGTATGGCGACATTTGAAATACAGCGCTTGCCTGGCGCACCCAAACAGCGAGGTCGTCTTGAGCCAGGCCAGTGCATGGTGGATTTCTTAAGCAACCAGAAGCTTCACAATTCTGTCGTGATTAAGCTGAATGGCAAAGAGCTGTCTGATGACTTCGACATTGGTTACAAGTTCGGCATTGAAGATCATCTATCGGTATTCGACCAGCCTCAAAACATGGGCGGGATAAAAGACCTGATAAAGCTTTCAGCTCCATGGGAGGCACTAAACCCCATTAAGCTGACTAAAAAGGCTTTGGCAGCTTTGCAGAAAACGCTGGTCGGCGATATCAAGAAAACGCCATCAGTCGCTACCGGAGAGTCGCCAAATAACGACCTCACAGGGCAGACTAACGTTGCGCGCTTGTACAAGGGGCGGCCCAACATCTACGGGCAGGTCCGTTCATATCCCGATCTGATTCAGGAATCACTATTCGAATACATCAACAACAAAAAGTATGTCACTGAGTTTCTGGAAGTAGGTTATGGCCGATATGACATATCCTCGGTTAGATACTCGGAGTCGTCACTATCTGCCATGGCCGGTGCCAGCTATGAAATTTACCAACCAGGATCAGTAATAGGAACCATCAACGAGGGGTATACATTCGATGATGTGGATGGTCAAGAGCTTGATGGGCCAAATAAAGCAACTGGAGCGATAATTCAACAATCCACAACTAATAACGTTGTACAGGGAACATACGCGGGCGGACAGATTTCTATTAAAATAGTCAAAAATAATAACTTTGATTATTTCTACGACTTAATAAAACCAATCGACGTTACATTTATCGTTAACGTCACTTACGCCACCGCAACAGGTAGCGTTACGAAGAACATAACGGTCAACGCCACGCTGCTTAGCGCGACGCTTACTAATGATGGCGCTGTCGTAAACCCTGTTCAGTGGTACACGTTTTATTTTGGAAATCTTTCCGGGCCAGACATTAATGAAACCCCTGCTAACGCCACCATAAACACAACATATTTTCAAATTACGCAGTATGAGAGCCTGGCGGTGGGGCCATTCTTTTCTGCCGTTGAGTCATCATACCTTTGGATTCATCTGTCAGGGAATCAAGCTAAAGGCAAGAAGGGGCCTGTGCAATTAACCTGGTGGAAGGTAGATGATGATAACAATATTGTGCCGGGCACAATGCAGTCGATGCAGGTCAATGTTGATAACAACACCGGCGCTTACGACTACGTCTACTATACCTTCAAGATACAACCGGCAGCCGGGAAGGCCCGCTACGCTTTCACGGTGAGAAGATTAAATAACGCCGCGGATGACAATACCGTTTATATACTCGCTGCGCATGCGATAAACGTAAGGACCAACGTAGTTTATCCAGATGACACGCTGGTAAAGCTTACCGTTATGGAGACAGAAAACGCATCAGGTATTAAAGACAGGAAGTATAATCTTCTCGCCCAGCGACTTGTTATCTCTTACAACAGGTCAACAGGTGCAGTTGATTACACCCTTCGCGCGTCACGATCTTTTGCAGATGCGGTTCTTCACGAATGGTTGATGGTGGCAAAACAGGATATTAAACGCCTTGACCTACCCACCTTATATGCAATATCAGATAGCCTTGCGGATAGCCGGTTGGGTTATTTTGATTACACCTTTTCAGACTCTAAACAGTCTCTCGGGGAACGTATTCAAGTTATCTGCAATGCAGCAAGGGTGGATATTAATTGGATTGGCGACGTTCTGACGTTTTGGCGGGATGAGAAGGTTTCCGTTCCTGCTGCGGTTTTTGGTCGCAGCAACATGTTCTGGGACGGGTTCAAGATGGGTTATTCGATGAGTTTGCCAAACGGATATGACGGCATAACCCTTGATTATGTAGATCCAAGAACTAACAAGAAGGCTTATATCTACCTGCAGGTAAGTCCAACTGGCATTAGTGAAGTGACCACCCAAACGGAAAATGCCATGACGATAAGCTTGTCTGGGTGCAGAAATAAAATTCAGGCAAGTAACAGGGCGTGGCTAGAGGCGAATCGGCTAATGCATTCCCGACTCAGCATGACCGTCAAAGTCTTCGAAACTACGCAAGTTATTCGCGGCGCTGTTGTGCAGTGTCCAGATATGTACGACAACGAGCAGCAGACAGGTTATCTCAAAGGAAGGTCTGGGAATGTATTTTCAACATCAGAGAGATTGCGTTTTAAAGGTGAAATGTGGGTTGTAATGACAGATAGCCTGGGAAACTTCCATGGAAGGTATCGCGCCTATCCTGTTGATGGAGACTCAATGGCGTTTACAGCAAATGCTGATCCATTCGACCTTAACATATATGACGGAAGACGAGTTCAAACGCCATCACGCTATTTTATCGCTAGCAGTAACGAGCTCAACTCGACGATATGGAGGGTTGAATCGTCAAAACCTAATGGCGACGACACTCAAACGCTTTCTCTTGTCGAATATTCAGACGATATATATCTGAAAGATTAACTATCAAATCAATTATAGCCCCGGCGCAACCGGTGGCTTTCGTGCCTATAAGAGAGCATTATGGCTAATTCATATTTGAATATCCCCGTTCCAAACCCAACGCAAAACCCAATCCCTAGCGCCGATATTCGAGACCATGTTTTTGGCGGGGCAAAAATTGATGAATTTGTCACTTCGCTGAATCAGCAATACCTAGATCGATTTGGCAAAGCCCATTACACAATCGAGGGTCTGAAGCAGCTGGTTCTTAATCTTGGATGGAACCCTGTGGGCTCATTCCAGGCAGGCGCCACGATCAATACTACCGGTGACATCATTCAGGACACATCAAACGGGGTATGGTATCGATGGGATAATATATCTACACTACCAAAAACGGTTCCTGCCGGATCTTCGCCTAATACTACGGGTGGAACTGGTGAAGGTAAATGGCTTGCGGTTGATGTTACTGATGTTTTACGTCGAGAACTTGAATCAACAACCGGTGCATCGTTAATAAACACCGCTGACGGAAAAAGCGTTCAAGAACACATATTACTATCCGACAGCGCGGACTACAGAAACCGAAATATAAAATATTTAACATCAGCTCATTTTAAATTACGCAAGAAGGCCGGTCTTTCAATTCTTTGTCAAGGTGATAGCGAAACATTTGGTTGGGACCCGAACTCTTCGGATGCTTCAGGCGCGGGACTGCAGCGAAAGGCTAACGTTGACTATCCGGCACGACTCGCCAGATATCTTACTAAGTGTACTGGCGGCACCGTCACTACTACTGTAAGAGCTGTATCAGGGCAAACAGCACAACAAGGATATAACTATTCAGGATGGCAGGCCTCCCCAAACTGTAACGTTGCTGTTCTGATGTACGGCATTAACGACTCAACCGCAGACACCAACGCAAATTATCTAACCTACATGGAGTTGATGATCCGCCGCTTTATTAATTGGGGCATGGGCGTTATCGTTCTTCAACCAGTCTGCGGCGGCAATGAACAACACGGTAACACCCAGACGTTCCAAATCTGGGCTCAAGAGCTGAGAAATATGGCACATGTATACGGGTGCGCTAATATTGAGGCCAACGAAATCCCATACAATTTACCGTATGGGGCGGTCGCATCCGACCCGATTCATTTTAACTCTGTGGGCTACCAGCGTATTGCTGAGGCGATTGGATCAATGATGATGGCCGGGGGGATGTTGCCTTATTATCGTCCGGTGTCCAGTGAAATTACGGTCTGGCCCTATAAACAGTCGGATCAGCTCGGATTTTTTGACGCTTTTAATAACCTGACAATGGGCTACGGAACTGGCGCATATACATTGCAGGGCGTTGTTGGCGGCTTTGACGCTGGCAAATATGTCCGCACGTCCTACAGCTTCTATCTTGATGCAGAGGCTGCAGAAGTTGATGTAGTAGGCTCTTGGGTTGATGGCTCAAAAATGTATTTCACGTTTACTGAGGATGCCGAGGTCCCGCCTTCAAATGGCGTTGCCTATTACCCGCTGGCGAGCCCCAACAGTACGGTACAGTCTAATTACAACGCCATCCAGACAACGACAACAGTGGCGCGCAATCGAGGGTCAAATAACCACTCGGATGCAGTACAAAAACGCATAGGCACATTGGTTGGTCGAGGATGGAAAACAGTGTCAATTTTCAGCGCAACCGATTCGTCATCTACCGCTGGCGGATTTGTGCAGGCACTGACTATTCGGCCTGTTTACGAACATCTTGCCCGTCAAACTAACAATGGTTTTTCACGAGGATTTGTTGAGTCATTATCTGTGAGAATCCCCAGCCCGATTGGAACTGGTAGCGCATGGCCTACGGAAGCAACAATTACCACACTGGATTTTCCAATGCCGAACGGGATGAAGGCCGAGGCCTGGGACCAGGTAACCAATCCATGGGACTCCAGCGTTGCACGACTTATTGTCAAGGCTATAGGCGGAACTCATGGCAATGCTTACATCGAGTGCATTATCCGCAGGACTGGGACTGGACTTACTGGTTACACTGTAGATGTTCTTCACAGCTCTGGAACGTGGCCGACTATTACTGCATCTATCGGAGCACCATCAGTTGCAAAAGCATTTACAGCAAACCAGATTTCTGCTGGCATGCCTCAGCGAGACATAGATAAACCTGGTTCATTTGTCGCGCAGTCCAATGCAACAAAATACGGGCATACACTGCGGATAAATTTTGGCTGGACTGGAACGCCACTAAACGGCTATTACACTATAGAGCTTCAATCAACATCATCTGGCTCTGGGGCGACGCAGACAGTAGGCTATTAAAAAAGGGGCGGAAGCCCCTCTTTTTAACCTTTCCCCTTTATTCTAAGGAGTCCAGAAAAAGACATTCTATGAGTCGGCATCTCGACAAATTTATGTATTAGATAAGCGACATAAATTGCCACCGGGAATGGCAGGAAAACCACAAGAGATCGAGGCAGGAAATTCATCTCAATTATTACGCTCATGAGAAGATAGCCAATGTATGAATGGCACAAATAAAGAGGGTAGCTTATATCTGCAAGAAACCCCAAGGCTTTGTGCTCTTTTATTTTATCGTTAACAGCATAGCAGAGAGAAAAAGCAAGCAGCGATATAGCAAACCAGCTGAACGTAGGAACTATGCCGACATACACAGCTGTGGAGTGAATATGCAGGTTAGTGTAAAGGAAAGCGAAATACTGGAGCGCTACAGTAAACACCAGCTTTTGGATGCCGATTCGACCTTTTGCATGCAGATAGAATGTGGTTCCAACGAGCATGAATGCGATAAGATAAATGGCTTTAATGATATTCCCAATGTTAATCCATGGCGCTATGGCATTTAACGCATCATAGTGTTTTGAGATTTTTATGGCTGCTAAATGCAGGATGCCGCTGAGTATAACCACATCCCATAAATTAATCTCTTTAGCCCTTCGTATCATGAATGACGCATTAAAGAAAATGGCAGATATTAAGTAGAAAGTTATCTCTACTGCCAGCGTCCACGCCACAGGGTCTAACCAGATGGCCCCTGAGATGAAAGTGTTGAAACCTATAAAATAAGCACCGATTATGTTCCTGATTGTGTAAACATATTCAATCCCCTGACTTTTGTAAATCATCAAGCCTAAGAGCGCAATCAGCATATTTAACGTGAATACAAAAATATATGTTGGCACGAGCCTGAAAAAACGTTTAGACAAAAAATCAGTCACTGAATATCTTTCAATAGACATAGGTATGACGAAACCGCTTATCAGGAAAAAAACCGATACGCCGAACACCGCCATAAATCCAGGAAAGTCAATCGGAATAAGTGATATTATCCAAGGATAAGACCTGTCTTCCACCGGCTTTGCATTGACCAGCAGAGATAGCGTGTCGTTAGCATTAAAAAACGAAGTTCCGAAATGGGCAAACATTACCGAAAGAGCGGCGACGCCCCTCAAATATTGGGCAAACAGGTACTTATTATTCATTTAACTGACTCTCGTCAAAATCCATTAAGATCGCAGGAGGTTAGGAGTCTTTCCTTTTGCTCCTGTAGTTGTTTATTTCGTCAAATATCCAGAACGTCACGACCATCACGTCGGCAGTTAGTATAGCGTAGTAAAAGAGGTCGTTTGGCACGGGAAGCCATTTCTTTGAGATGGCCAGCCCTGATAGAAGCGCCAGCGGACCAAAGACCCGCATTGTCGATATGTTTACGTTGACCACAAGCTCTCACCCAGCGAAGTAACAGAAGTCGCCGAGTATATGGCACGTCGATGGGCAGATCTATCGCTTCTGTCATGGCTCACCACCTCAAGCCAACGATCAGCACGAAAAAACGTCATCCTATTGCCAGTCCGTAAACATCGAAATAATTTGTATTGCATTTATTGCTTAGCGTCACTGAATTGACCGAGATTAAGATGTGACGATTTAAGGCGCGTAGTTATGCCAAAAGTTAGTGAATGGGGCATACATGGGGCAAAAAATTAGCGCAAAACAACTCAAAACCCCGGAAGGTGTCGATTCGTCTTGCGCTAATGCATCGCTTGCAACCTAGTTTTCTACTACATCACCCTGCCTTAGCAGAAAAGGCCCGCCTATGATGATTAAGCACTAAGGGGGGAAGTGGCTGATATCGGGAGCGTTCAGATATCAGCCACTTTGCGTAGACCACAAAATCACCTTTGTATTTGTGTGACCCATCAGAGGACAGGCCGCGATTTACCAGCACGTTATACACTTTGTCGATGCCGCGAAACGTAACGTTTTGCCGGGTGTCCGCCGTGTGCTTAAATTTTTCTTGCGTCTCCCATTTCAACTTTATAAATTCCGCAAAAAAGGAGATGCACCTATGAGACATACTGAAAAACTGGTTTTGACACACAGCAGCGGTGACAAGCTTTATCCTGTCATGATGGAAAACAAGGCTACCGGTAAAGTTGCTTACCGTGTTGTTCCCCCTGGCGGAGATAAAACAGAGGATTTATATGAAACGGAAGACGTTGAAGAGGCTATCCAGCTTGTTCTGAAAAAGAATTTTTCAATCCGCTGTGAAACTCTGACGCCCAGCGTGAAGCAGAAAAACGGTAAATCCATAAAGCGAAGCGGGCTATACAGCCTGAACGGAACAAGCATCATCAGCTTCACTACCCGGTAACAGGCGACTGAAAAAAGCGCTGCTGAGAGGGGTAGAAAGACAACAAGGGCTAGATATCTCGTTAACCAGAACAGGCCTTCGCCTTCTGTTTTGGTTAAGAGCATTCCATCAGATAACCGACCCGTCGTATCGCCTGTCGGCTGCTATTCAGACTCCGGCACTTTGCGCCATCACATCATTGACGCGATTAGCGCTTTTTCTTAGAGCTTGTCGTTTTCGTGTTGACTCTCTGCCAGTCCGCTAATCATGACGTAAATCAGATGAAGCTCCCCGTCGTAGATTTGCCTAATCCTCAGGCCTGGCCAGTCATCTGATCATCTCACTGTATTATCCTTCACTGCTCCATAGACAATGGCTTAAGCGAGTGATAAAAAAGCTGCCGGAGCGACCTTATGTTGTCTCAATAAATTTATCCATGCAATTCTAAATACCCTTTTTCAATATCGTATTTCAGATGCTTGGTTAAGGAGAACTGAGGATCCGATTCATGAAATCGTCTTTTAATCATCTCCTGGTACTCACCAACAGTCATTCCATCAATTAACTCCTTGTTGATGTTGAAACCAGAACAATTAACTGCGGATTCAGATCCGCGCCTGTGACTTTTGCCCACAATTTTGATGATCATTTGCAGATTTTTGCTGATATCAAATGTAGCGATGTTACTGCTGTTAATAATCATACCGTTCCCTGAATTACCCGTTTTACGGACTAATGTCAAATACCCTGGTGGTCAATTGCCACCGAACATCTCAAAGATTAATCATGAGCGCAATTAACAAAGTAACATGTTCTCACTCTTATCTTGATGCGACGGCATCGTATGCCGCCGAAAGCAGGAGGGCGCGCGCTGTATTAAGTATAATGATTACGCACAGCTTAAGAAAGTGTTTATAGCGCTGAGCAAAGCGCGGGTGCAT